AGAAATAAGTAGGATTTTCTATGATTTTTTCTACTTCTTCTGGAGAAAGATAATTATATGATCCTTCTGTTTCTACTCTAGGAGCTGAATTTCCTTTAGCTACTTCAGGTAACTTATCTTTATAATTATATTGTTGTTCTGGATTTTCTATGATTTTTTCTACTTCTTCTGGAGAAAGATAATTTTCATTATCTGTTTCTGGAACTTCTAGAATAGAATCGTAAAAATTTCCAAGATCTCCACCAAGACTATCTAACTCTTCTGGGCCAAGAGGAGTATAATCTCCAGATTGTCTAGGAGCATCAGCTATTTCTGGAACTTCAAGGAGAGAATCATAGAAATTATTGATATTTCCACCAAGACTATCTAATTCTTCCGGACCTAATGGAGTATAACCTTCATATCCATCTCCAGAAGTTTCAGGGAGTTCGAGTTTTTCATCTTCTAACTCAAAATCTCTAGTATCTTCAAGTTTATCTATAAAATCTTCAAGACTTTCAGGTTCAGCTTCCTCTGTACCTTTTAAATCTATCCTTTCATCTTCTAAAGAACTTGATTCATATTCTTTAGTACCCTCTAAGTTTATTCTCTCGTCTTCTAAAGATTTAGGTTCGAATTCTTTAGTTCCGGTTAAATCTATTCTAGTGTCCTCTAACTCAGAAGCCTCATAATCCTTCGTATTTTCTAGATCATCAAGATAATCCTCAAGTTCAGACATCTCAGCTTCTTTAGTTCCAGTTAAGTCTATTCTAGTATCTTCAAGAGAATTATTATCTTCTACACTTAAGTTTTCTCTATAATCCTCTAAAGTAGATATCTCAGACTCTTCAGTATTTTCTAGATCAATTCTTTCATTCTCTAGAGCTTTAGGTTCAGACTCCTTTGTATCTTCTAGGTCTATCCTTTTATCTTCGAGACTTTTAGGTTTGGATTCTTCTGTTCCGGTTAAGTTGATTCTGGCATCTTCTAACTCAGAAGCTTCGTATTCTACAGTACCTTTCAGATCTACCCTAGTATCTTCAAGAGAATTATTATCTTCTACACTTAAGTTTTCTCTATAATCCTCTAAAGTAGATATCTCAGACTCTTCAGTACCTTCCAAATCTATTTTAGTGTTTCCAAGTTCTTCTAATACCTTTACAGTACCTCCAAGAGTTATTTTATCTTCAGGTAAACTCTTTAATTCTTCCCCACTTCTAAGAGACTCTTTATGATTCTCTAATTCATCTAACTCCTCCGGCGTTTTCCTAAGATTTTCCCTATAAGTTTCTAACTCTTTATCTTCTACGGTTCTCTCTAAAGATACTTTGGTTTTAGAAAGTTCAGCATCATCTACTGGATTTCTGAGTTTAACTTTAGTATCTTCAAGTTCTTTTAGATTATCTTTTCCACTATTTAATTTTTCTCTGTGATCTTCTAACTTATCTAATTCCTCCGGCGTTTCTTTAAGATCTTCTCTATAACTAGATAATTCAGAAGTTTCAATTGTTTTTTCTAAAGATATTCGAGTAGTATCTAATTCATTTTTAGAATCTACTTCGAGCTGTTCTTTGTATGATAAATCTTTAAATCCTTCAAGGTCTATTCTTGTTAGATCTAATTCTAGGTTGTGATTATCAATAAGAGATTCTCTTTCTTTTCCTAACTCTAGATCTTTTTCTGGAACCTTAAGATTTTCTTTTGTATTTATATAAAGATTTCTTACATCTCTAACTCCTTCTAGATTTAACTTTTCTGTACCTAGAGATTTTAATTCTTTTGGTTCCTCAGTTAATTCTTCTCGGCGGTCTTCTAGGGTTGGTTCAAGGATATTTTTTTTATTTACTATATCCTCACGATGTTTCTCTAGTTCTGTTTTCCTAGGATCATACAGATTTTCACGTGTCTTTTCTGTATACAACCCATGATTTTCCGCCGAGTCAGAGTTTCTATTATCAGAAAGTGGTTCTCGTGATGATTCTTTATATAGACTTTTAATACCACGAACCCCATCTAATCCCTCTATATAATCTTCGAGAGAATTAATTTCTGGAATCCTCCCTGTTGTTCTTCCAGGGAGTTCTAGATTATCTTTTTCTAGGGAAGTATGATTTTCTTGAGTTGTTCTAATACTTTTAAGATATTTACTAAGAGCTTTTACTTCCTCAGGTCTAGTAAGTTGATCACATCCAGGAATTTTATTTTGCTTCAGAATCTCATTTTCTATATTTCTTTCTCTCATAATTACATATCTAAAGTTTCAATAATACTATTCAATGTATAAACATAGAATACTTCAGCTACTTCAGAGTAACCCATTTTAAGAGATATTTTAAATCTGAATGTATATTTTCCACGAGTATATTGTAATTCATCCCCTACTTCAAGAGATCCATCATCTGTATATACTTCTAGATTATCTCTGTTTCGATTCCATACATCTCTTAGTTCATTCTGATTTAATATCAATATTGTAGTAAATTGATCATAATCGTTCTCTAATGTACTACTTGATGAATATGTACCTCCAAAAACATTTTTCCATTTTGAATTACTCTTTGGTCTGAGTACTACAAATTCAGTCCCAAGAAGTTTTAATTGTAATTTTATATTTTTCATTCCAATAGAATAAAGCCTATTTGCCTTATCTAAGTTTTTTGAAATCATATCCGCCATAATAGTATATATTTAGTTTAAAGATTAATCACAGTCAATAATAGTACAAAATTCTTCTGTATCAATTATCTCACGTATTAATTTATATATCTGTTCAAAAGTAAGAGATCCTGATAGTTTCATTACATATATATCTCTCTCTAGGATCGTAATTGTTCTAATATGAGCTGCCATAGATCTAATGAAATCATCAATTTCGTACTGACTATATTCAAGATCTTCTGGAATATATATTTTAATTGAAGATGGATCAGGATATATACTAATTACATCTTTGGGAATTTTACTAGAAACTTCATAATCCCCGATACGATCTTTATCCAATTTCTCTGTTAATTTCGTTATCATCTTTCTAGCTTGTAAATCTGAAAAATATCGAATTCTAGGTACTATCATTTTTCAAATATATTAGGTTTTACATCAGTTGACATGAATTTTTTTAAGATAAAATCAAATTCATTTCTTGTTTTAATTGTGTAGTTATATACAACTACTTTTCCAGTATCTACCCTATTTACTATCGTTTTTAAGTGATTCCAGAAAATAGAATCAATCTTCTTAAGTTCGTTGGTATCCTCTTTATTTACTGTTATTACGAATATTCCAGAGATCATTGACATATTAATACCTATATCTCCACCAAATTCTCCAACAGTATAATCTAGACCTTCAACATAACGAAGTCTTTTAAGGCTATTTTCTAAGTACTTATTTCCAAAGTCTCCTCGATATGTAGGAATTATATCAGGATCATTAGAAAAAGTTACTGCAGCACTATAAATTAAACCGATAAGATCTTCAGATTTACCGGAAAATAGAAATTTTCCCGTTTTCCCAATAAATTTCTTTAAATCATATTTATTTAAAGACTTAACCGAAAAATCCTTCTGTTCAACTTCCTTAATTCTATTTTCAACTAAAGCTTTGTTATCAAGAAGATTTATTTTTACTCCAAGAGTATTACTGAGTTCCATTATAAAGTTGGCTATAACTTGATAATTTGTAAATACAATAGCCACTGAATAAGAATTATTTCTAGAATTGATTGCATAACTACTATATTCCATCCCTGTATACTTCTTACAGTAATAGTCTAAACTATCTGAAGTCTTTTCCAATTCCTTAGAGGTCATTCCAAAAGTATACATGGTAATGGAATTATCTTGTATTGAAAAATTTAATTTATAAGCTGTTACATTTCGATCATTAAAACTAAACTTCTCATCTATTTTTGCTCTTTTATCTAATGAATCTCCTATAGTTACTCCAGAAGCTCTATAAATACCAAACTCACGACGAATTAATTTATCTACTTCTTGAAATTTAATAGATGACATTGGATTGTGTAAATAGTTTAAGAAGAATTTTAATACTACACCTGCTATAGTTCCATATTTACCTCCAGTTATAGCACCACTGGTAATACTAGCATCTTTTAGGAGACTACCTGTAACTCCTCCAATACCAGCACCAGCTAAGGCAGATTTTCCGATTACTTCTATAGCTCCTGGAACCTTATCCATATCCTTTGGACCTGTATAGTGACCCTCCGGAATTGTATATTGTTTTTGTCTAAATTTTGTCATACCATAAGATTTTTTAAATAATTAGTTGAGCTATTTACTACATCTTCTACAACTCTACCTCCTTTACTATCTACATACTTAGATGCAGCCTTAGACATTTTATCACCAACTCCAATCTTTTTCCATATAGTTTTCTCTGGTTTTCCTACTACACTAACTAAAGCAGATGTTCCAGGAATAGGTACTGTTTTCATAGCTACAGAAGTTATAGGTGCTTCTATAGATGGTTGAATTACTTTAGTATTTACAACTCTTCCTGGATTAATGGCTGCTTGATTTGCCGCCATTTTTACTCCTTCTATCTTATTTAAACCTCTTGCTACTCCAGAAAGAACTTTATTTTGTGTTTTTATGGCGGATCTTTTTGCAGCCATTGGAGTCTTTCTAAGAACTTTTTTATTAAATCCAGCCAATACTCTAGTTCCTGTAAGAGAATACAACTTTCTTTTTATTATCATAATTTTATATATTAAACAAGTAAATCTCCATACCATCCAGATTGGAGTATATAATTATCACACCTAGATCTAAGCTCTTGATATGCAGCGTCGATATTATTAAGAACTTCCAAACCAACATTAGGTAACATTAATGAAGCCTTTAGGTTCCTAATATAGTCTAGTAAATGAGTCATACAGAGATCCATAAAAAGTGTACCTCTCGACCCTTCTTCTACATTCAGCCAATAAATAGCTGCTTTAGATGATCCTGGATTAAACGTTTTATCAGGAAGAAAGTCAGGAATTATTGGTCGACTACATATTCCTCTAATATAGAATTGATCGTAACTGGGCATATCCATCATAAAAACATAAGGACGTCTATAATCTGTGAAGTAAGTATAGTTTCCTGGAGCTGGATAAGATATAGACCCCACCCTGTACATAGGAATAGAGTTTGGAATTAATATAATCTGATCTTCCGATATTTTACAATCAAGAAATAATGTAAAATTACTCTTAATCTCACAATACCCTTCAAGTCCCATGTTCTCACAACTACACATCTGAGAACGGTTCATTTTCATCTCCAGAATCAATGGCAAGGTATGTTCAAATTCTCTTAACGACTCCTTAATTATCTCCAGTAATATCTCATCTGGACTCAAAAAATCGTTCAAGGCTAAAATTTCATCAAGAGACGTCAAACTTATAAGAGCACTCCTGATAAATAACTTCTTTTTAAGATCTATTAATAATGTTTTATCCATGATATAATACTGGTAATAATTTAGGTTCTACTTTTGTTGTTATATCTTTTCCTTCTTCGAAAAATATCTTTATGATTTCAGGGATTCTATTATTGTCTTTATAAGAAATTCGAAGAAGTTTTATATTATTTTCTTTGCAATATTGTTCTAAACATCTATCTCGGTTAACTTGATTTACGAAATTTTGATATGTGGGTTGAAAGAAAGAAGTAAATTCATAATGTTGTTTTCCATCATACTCTATTATTACATTTAATTTTGGTATGTAAAAATCTAAATAAAATATTCTATTATTTATTATTAATTTATATTGACGAATTATGTTTAAATAATAACTATTTAAAATAGAGTATAAAGAATTTTCCATAAACGAAATACTACTAGTTTTTGAACAATATATACAGTATTTTCCTTCATGTTTTAAAAATATACCTAGTCTAGTAGTATCCCAAATATGATTATGAATATTACATTTTAGTATTAGATATGTATTTTGATAATTAAATTCTTCTTTAAATCCTAAAAATTCTAAAGATATATTATATTTTTTATTTAAATGATTTACTCTATCTATTATTAAGTTATGATATCTTTTCTTTTCCTGTTCACGTTCAAATAATTCTCTACATTTAGGACATAGTATAATATTTCTACTTTTATCAGTCATTAAATAACTATAATAACATGAAAATTTTCCATGTTTATAACAAACTAATTCAACTGGAGAATTATAACCTGTGTAGCTATTATGAATATTACAAAATATTGACGATTCATTTGTAGAAGATGATTTATGAAATTCGATTATATTATTTTCTGCTTCTAAATTAGTTAATTTTCTTTTTTTTCTTTCTTTTGAACATTCAGGACAACCAATTAAATTATTCGAAATAAATCCATTATAGGTCGTTGTTTTCCAAATAATATTATGAATATTACATTTTAAAATCAATTTTGTTGATGAGCCTTTCCAAAAATTTACAAATCCTAAAAAAGATATATTACTCCCTTCATTATTTTTCTTTAATATGGATTTTTGTATTCTTTCTATTGCTATATTTTCTGGAAGTGTTCTTTTTATTTTTGAACATTCAGGACAATGCCATCCATTTAATATAAAACTAGAATATTTTATAATTTTACTTATATTATGTAATTTACATCTTAAAATAATTTTTAATTTTTTTGTAGATATATCTTTTGAATAGTTTTCTAATCCTAGGAATTCAATATCTTTAGTTAATTTTGAAATAATATTATATATTATTTCATCTTTTGTAAATTTTTGCATATTCTATTATTTATAAAGGATAGTATGCCAGATCTCTCCAGCATACTATCATGTTATTTATTATTCAAGGGCTGCTCCTCTAGTATCTTCGTACTCTGAGACTGCAAGTTGCATACCAACGTCGAAAATGTCGTGATATCAATATGTTTGCTAAGTATTATCTACTCATGTTCAGACTATATCTTTTAAAATCTTCATGAAATTTTAATTATACATCTAGTCGTTGAGAAATAGAATTATATCTATTTTTGCTGATTCTTTGGATTTATTAAGTTCCAGCAATTGGTATAATAATCGCATATACTTTACGATGACATATTTCAAAGCTCTCTGGTATCTAACCAAAACGTTAACCACCATTTTATTCTGCATTATTGTTAAACTTAAATATAAGATTAATATTTAAGATCAGACTATATCATTTTAATAAGTACATAGTCGTTGAGAGAAAATTTTTGTAAACTTTCTTTGCTGATTTATTTTATTATCTTCCAGCAATTCTCTTATTTTTCTTGGTAATATAAAAATCCAAGGCGCAATTATTTACGCTGAATTTGAACAGGGTTATTTGTCTCATCGATGATAATACGGTAATCATCGATATTATAAGACATTGGGAGAATAGTTGATTTAAACCAGTAATCGATAGTTCCAATCGCACTTTCCCAGAGTTTTGGTGCAATTCTCCAACCTATATATTGCTTAAGTAATATAGGCATAGCTTTTGAGATACGAATAGCTAAACGAGAGTTACCTTCATCTGAAACAATATTATCCACACTTTGCTTAGTATAATTCGTTTTAGAAAATTATTTGGTAATTTCGCTAGACTATATCTTGAAAAATAATAAAATTTATTTATCTTTTATACTTAGTCGTTGAGAAAGGATTTATATTAGTAATCCTTTTTGCTGATTTTTATTTTTTATATAAATCCCAGCAGTTCATAAAAATTCAATTTCAATAAATTGGACAATTTTGTTTATCATTCATGTTCCAAGCATTAGTTTGATAATTCCAGAGTACAGTATTTACTCGTTTAGATAATAGAAGTTGACGAGTTTTTTTATTAAACTCTGTCATAGGTCTCTGATACTGAACAATACCATTAGTTTGTCCAAGTACAGGAGCAAATTCTGCATTATTTCTACGGTTTCTAGCTACAGCTTCCCAGTAAACAACAGCAGGTGAGCAATAATATTTCCATCCAAATGTACCGGAGTCGATATCCCAAGGTGCAGACAGATAGAGTTTATATGAATCTTGTGCTATTTTAGTTGCATTATTAGCGATAGTCATATAATTTGTGCTCTGAACTGTTGATACTGGATAGAAATAGTTAGAATTGATAGCCATATTAGCCAAGTAATTCTGGAAACTTAGTGATGTATTTCCAAGGTCACATAATCCTTCAACCACATAAATTTCCTGAATATTGATTTCGTCAAGTGCTTTCTTAAGATCCGATTCAGATACATCAAGAATATCTGTTTCAGTTGGATCTACGCCTAATTTTGCATAAACTTGATCTCCACCATTTTCTTGATATTCATAGTACTTATATGAACTTCCAGATCCAACTCGGTAAACATCTCCAACTGACATACCTTTTGAGTTGTAAAGATCAGTCATTGAAGAAACTGTTTGTTTATAAGAACCTGCATTTGGGTCATTAGGATCAAGTTCTACCCATACTTTATCATCAGCTCCGTATCCATAGTAGTTCAATCCAAGCTCTCTCATGTCGTCAGGGAGTTGAAGTTGAATCATACTTAGGAGTTCATTGAGTTCTGATACTTCCATATCTCCACGGCCGGTTACTTTACCTATATTAAAGAACTGTACTTCGTCAGAAATATTAGGATCAAGAACAGCGACTTCATAAAAATCTCGCTGTAGGATACTTTCTAACGGTTCTACTGTTCCTTTCTTAGTATAGGTATCTAGAACGGCCGATAGTACCATATAAGGAGAATCAGAGTTTTCGTTCAAAGCGGGGTTAGTTAATTCTTTGGTAACTACTGCATCATGATTAAAACGTCTAATTCTAACTCTCAGATCAGTATTAGAGTTATATTGATTAACTGCATAATATTTCTGTTCTTCGAAACCAGACCAAGCGGAAGCATTAATATCTATAAGTTTTTGATTAGGATTATCACTAGTCCAATCAGGTTCACAAATCACGATATACTGCTTTCCTAGTGGACATCTAGAGTCTGAAGTATCTAGCATATCCTGTCCTAGATAAAGTTCATAGAATACAACTGCCTTTGCTTTATCGGGATCAGTTGTTTCATTTTCAGAGATGATATTATTAGGATCTGTGAAGAATTTATAAGATGGAGAGAAGAATTTATTAGTTTCATTCATTTGATTTACTAAGTCGGGGAGAGTTCTTACATAGTAATCATATTGAGGACCATCATCGGTGGTACGATTACCAAGAATACCTACTCCATTCAAATTAATTGACCATCCATCTTGATCATGTTCTGCATCATCACCATCAATATCAAGAACAAACTTAACGACACCTTTATCAGCATCTCTAAATCCCTTCATTAAAGCACCATCTCTAAGGATATATGTACTATAATCAGTTTTAGTCATGGGTTTAGCGTAGTAGATATCGTTAGCTTTAGATGCTCTACAAACCAGCATAACATTAGAGCCAGCCAATCTATAAGCATTCATCCACATTGTTGCAGCTACATTTTTATCTCCTGTATTATTAGCATCATGATAAAGATTATTCAAGGATGCCATATAATCTTCTGTTAAGTCCCCTGAAGCATAAGTTTTTAAGAATTCAGATTGACTAGAGATCAGTGTAGGAACTGCTGGGCCTGCATCAGAAATTAAAGTCACTCCGATAATTAAACTTTCACCTGCAGTAGGATTAAGAGCTGCGGTATGTACTCTCTCTATAACTTTTACATACGGTTCGAGAGTTTCAGTCCATTGTGCCATAATTTAAATATAATAATTAATTGTTTTATTTAACCAACTTCTACGAGATATACTGGATATTTATTTCTTATAAATTTTTCACATATTCCAGCTATTAAACCAACATCAGCGGTTCCATCAGATATAGTAGTTATAGAAATCTCATTATATCTACTTTTACTTTCTTCTGTTACTGCACTTGAGTTTGGTAGATTTCGTATTATGTTTTTTGTTATATCTTTTAGTTTATTATCTGCTATTGTATTTACTAGAAGTCTAAGTTCACCAGAATTTCTTGTTATAGCTACACTTATTGCTGATTTAAGAGAATCCGCCGTTTTAGGATCTCTTGTAAAATCGGAGCCTTCTTTAAAACCTGTTTTCTTAAGATCCTCTACTACTCTATCCATTAATCTATTGTCAACTGTTAACTTTCTGGAAATAGCCTCATCACCTTTTTTTATAGTACCAACTAAGGCTCCAAGAGCTGCTCCGACTAATGTTCCGGCGGCTACTACTCCAAGTCGTTTAGCAAATGGACTTAGAGCATTTAATTTTCGGAAAGTAGGGTTACTTCCTTCATATTTAATATTTTTAGCATCTTTTCCGGATAATGGTAAACTTAGAGTAGCTACGTTTCCACCAATTATAGCTCCTTTAACAGTATCAGATAATATACTAAAGTCTTTTCTTCTAAATGTAATCATATTATTATCATTTTTCTCGGAAAAGATTTTTTTAAATTTATAAGAGGTTGTCTTTTTAGGTTCTTTTACTTCTACCTCTTTTAAAGTTTTATTAACTCCTCCAAGTGCTTTAGTTAATCTATCCATTGCTTCTAGCTGTTCATCTTGATATTTTTTATCAGAATTTTTTCTAGTAGCATTAATAGCAAGATTAGTTCCAGAAAATCCAGCAGTGGCAGTAGTAATTTTTGCCGTAGGGTTATTTTTATAAAACTCCTTTACATCTCTGATTATTTTCTTTGGTTTAAATTTTGCCATAATTTTTTATTAATTTTAATAGGAATAACCATCTCTTTGAGTCATATTTGTCTTCCAATCCTGTTTTTCTCTTCGTCTAGCCTGTCTCTGAGCATAATTAAGTCTTTTATTATACCATTCATTATTTTCAGCTTGTTTATTTCTATTTCGAAGAGCCATTCCACCTGCTAGAAGACCACCAACAACTAATCCAGTTTTTCCACCTTTACCCATTCTTCCGAGTAAACTACGACCTGCCTTATTCTTTCCAAAAGCTCCAGCTACAGAACCAACTGTTCCACCAAGAGCAGCCCCACCAAGAGCAGCCCCAGCTACAGAACCATATCCAGGAGCCTGTTTTGGTTTTTCAGCAAGAATATCTGAATCCTTCATTCTTTTAAGATTATCAGTATCGTCGTATTTAGTGAATAATTTTCTTTTTATAATCATTGTATTTCTTGATTTTTAGAATCTTGATATTTGAAAGCATCTTTATCTAGAGCCCGAGCTGTTTTATTTACTATTTTCTCTCCAGTTCCCCATGTTGCTCCTAAAACTGCAGCACCGACTGGAATACTACCTGCTAAGGCTGTTTTGGGGTTATCCATAATGAATTTACCTGCTTTTTGAGACCATACTGAACCTGAGTGTTTTCCATATCTATTTAACTGATGACCGAATTTGTATACACCTTTTCGACCACCTCCGCCAGATAAATTAGAAAGTCCACCTAAAATTGTTTGTCCAGGAGTTTTAAATATCTGTGAATTTCTTACAGATTTAGAAGCGCCAGTAAGTAATCTTTTAACTGCCATTACTCCAGGGACTGCATAGTTTCTCTGAGTTAATGCCATCTGATCTTTATATTGAGCTTTTTCAGCAGAGTATCCGAGAGCCATGGGAGCAGAACCTAGAGCAGCCATCGTTATTAACGTTCCTTTATTTTTTTTTGCAGCTTCTCCTAAAACTTTTCCAGTACCTTTTACTGCTTTCATTATAGATCCAGCAGAATAGGTTTTTTCAAGAGGCATTCCATTTTTCTTCATATCTTTTTGAATTGCTTTATCAGTAAGATATGAAGCTCCTGCCATTGTAGCTCCCATCATAGTTCCACCAATCAGCTTATTTTTTCCTTTCCACACAATTTTACCAACATCTTTAGCGAGACCTTTAGCATTTCCTAAAGTTTTATTATTCTTAAGAGTTGCTGTAAGTTTTGCAAAATTTATTTGAGCAAACTGTTTTTGTCCCATTACATCTGCTGCTTGTTGTGCTGCTTGTGGATTATTTTTTGCGTTTTCTGCAATTTTATTTAAAGCTTTGGTCATCTTTCTATTTTGCTCCTCTGCCTGTGCTGCTTGTTCCTCAGCTTGTTTCATTTGATCAGAGCCTTGTTTTAGAGAAAGACCTGTACCAATAGCCCCTGCAGCATTTAAAGCCATTCCCCAAAAAAATTCTTTTTGTCTAAACTTAATCATAATCTAAATCCTCCTATAATTAAGTCTGCATATCTTGACCGGCAGTTTTAAGACCTTTTCCAAGACCTCTAGTAGCTGCAGAACCTAAGAGATAACCAGCTCCCATACCTAAAATACTTCCAAATGGTCCCCCTATCATTGTTCCAATAGTTCCTCCTAATTTAGTAGCTCCTAAAACACCACCAGCGATTCCGGCTACTTTATTATCAAGAGCTTTACCAACTCCTTCTGTAACTCCTCCAAGTGTATTTCCGGCAGCTTCAGTTAGTGCATTGTAGCATTTTCTTTTTAATCTGTATCTTGCCATTTACCTCTTCCTCCACGATTTAATTCTTGATTTAATTTTCTCATTTCTTTTCCTAAATTACCGATTCCAGCTAATTCACGTTGAGAAGTATTCATTCTACCCAGTCTATCCATATCTGTATCATATTTTCTCCCTTTAGTGAAACCAAGAGCTGGGTTATTAGTATTTAATATCTTGGTTTGAGAAAATCTCTTTACAATCATCATGCATTAAGTAAATATATTTTATAACCTAATCCGAAGGGTAATATATTCAATGCATTAATAGCATCTTCGATAGATTTGAATTCTAAGACCAATGATCTTGATTTTTTATCATATTTGATAGCCTCTCCAAGCAATTCAGAAACTTCATAAGATAGATCAAAGGAAGGAGAGAATGAACCAGATAGATAGGGATATTGTTTATCACCGCCTTTACTCTTAAATTCTCTTTGCTCTAAAATTGATCCTGGAAATTCTGAATACTTCTTTTCTTTCTTTTTTCCACCTCTTCTTTCTTCAGGATTATCATTCCTAGGTCCAGAAGTGTCTCCTAAAGAAGTATTATTATTTCCTCCATTATTGTTATTATTCCAATTTGGATCACTATCTTTTGGCGCAAATATAGAATGACTTACGTTTAATTGCATATTTCCAAGACGTTTATCATATGTTTTACCTGGAAGTCTAACCTCATCTGGTAACTTTGCTTTGGCACCAATTTTTAGATACATTCTATATTTATCTTTTCCAAACATAGAAGTACTAATTACAAATCTTTCGATTACTACATTATTTCCTCTAAGAACAGGAATTAATGCACTAGTATCTATTACTCCGAATTTATTTCTATCAGAATATCGCATAAGTTTTACATAAAGACTTCTCATTGCATCATATTCTGTAAATTCTTTCTGTCTAAATTTAATCATGCCACAACTGATAAATTATATTTTGTAGCGAGAATTTCTATAATATCAAAAGCTATTCCTAAGTGATCAGTTTCTGCTGTGATTACTCTGGTTTCTTTATTAATATCAGTTATTCTCATTCTAAAAATATCTTTGATTAATTTTTGAGTATAATTGTATAATTCCTTATCCTGTACTTGAATTTGATAATATCCAGACTCATTTTTTATAAATGAAACTAAAACCATAGCCTTAGAATTAACTCTACTAACGCTATCTGCTTGCTCTGGAGTTATAATATTAGGCCGTAATCCTTGTTTCTTTAAATATTCAATAGCGTCCGGCATTAAATTTTGGATAAGGTATTTCTTCTTTCTAAAATTTATCATAACCCTTTGTTTATAATTGTTGTTTCAGTATCAACCGGAACTTCATAATGATAATCTGGATTATTTCGTTCAAACTCTATATTCTGAACTATTTCTTCTAGGAATTTATATCTATCATCAATTACTTCATAGAAAAATAGTTCACATCTGAATTGACATTGATAAGAGAAATTTGAATTATCATCTTGTTGATATGTCTGGTTAAAATCTTCAGTTATTCCTCCCCATTTTATTGCAGCTGTCCATCTTTGTCCATATCTATCTGATGTTTTGAATTCACAGAAATTAGTAAGTAATGTGACATTCATATATCTATTTTTAAAGTCAAAGAATAATGGCATATCAGTACTTCTTAGATAAAATTCAACTGGTATTTTATGCTGCATTACTTTATCATCAGAATACTTAGGATGATTATCTTTCACTGGAGTCTGAAGAAATTGATAAACAACATGTGATGTTTTAGTTAATGTAGTTTCTTTATTAATTCTAACTAACTCTAAACCATAATCATCTAAAATTTTACGTAATTCTAGAATAAATTGATCTTGATAATCTACAGCTCTTATAACATAATCATTATATTTCCTTCTTAATGTAAATATTGTTTCAGATTCAGATTCAAGTGTAACATCATCTGAACTAATTATAATTTTAGGAAAATTTCTTATCTCATAACAGCTTGGTCTAGGTCCAATAGGTTGAAGATATATAAGATTTCCAGAGTAAAACAAGAAATTTATAAACTCAGGATTTTTATAATCTCCTTCCGAAACTACTATTGTTGTATAATTATAGTTTTGGATAACTCTAGATTCTGAGTCATTTACAATAACTATATTAATAGTATGTGGATCATAAGTTAATTTTCTTAACTTAAGTCCATTTAATGTAACATAAGTATTTTTAAATAATTTAGGAAGTCCTGTAGGGAGCATGTCAATTCTTTTCTCAGTACATGGTATTCCTAAAAGATCTGATAAACTTCCAGAAGTACTTCCTGGAGAATAAGTTAGAGTGAGAGTAGATCTTGAAGTATCCTCTACTATAGAGCTTATTTGTCCTTCTTTTACTTGAAAATACCTACATTTATTAGAAGAGAGTTTAAGACCTCTGTAAATTACATCACTCATAAAACTTATTTTAATATTTTAAAATTAATTTTCAGGGATTAACTTCTTCTTTAACTATTAGCTTTATTTTCTGCTGCTAAGAATGTACCAGCACCTAATGCAGCAGTACCAGCAGCAGCAACACCTAACCCTTTACCTAGTCCAATAGAACCTCTTCCCATAGTAGAAGCTAAATTCTTAAAACCTTTGGCATTTTCTCCTGCTTTAAAAGCTCCTTTTGCTGCAGTCCAATTTGCCGCTGTTTTGGCGAATGGAGAAAATAATCCAAAATTTTTTCTTTTAAGCTTATAAGTTGCCATAATTATTTCATAATTTTTCCAAGTGCCTGCATACCTTTTTGATCAGCTTTTGCATTAAAAGCTTGTTTTGTCATCTGAGATCCTGTTTTCTTTAAAAGTGCATTATCAATTTGTTTAGCTCGTGCAACTCCAAAATCCTTAGCTCCAGACATCATCATTCTATCTCCAACTTTTCCTCCAACAGCTTTACCAGCTTTCATTAGTCCAGTATTAGTTTTAGCCATTATGTTAGCACCAAATGCACCTTTTTTAGCCCCAAGAATGGCTGCACCTGCTGCGAGGCCACCTAAAGCTAATTTTTTCCCAGTACTCATTCCGCCTTTATCATCAGAATATAATTTTCTCTTTAATCTAAATGTACTTGCCATAATTGTAAAAATTAAAAAGAGAAGGAACCTTAAGTCTATAAGACCTAGGGAATCCCTCTCTTTGTTTAAAATCATTTTATTCTTTAGGGATCTGAGAGTTTAACGATCCAAATGATTTTTATGGTTTAATTAGATACCGAATTTGAAAGTAACCTTCTGTACCAATTCAGGAGCCATATACTTAGTACCTTCCTGATAGTAGATACCAGAAGCCATCTGAGTTGGGTTATTGTAGTTACCAATAGTCGGAGTATCAGTCAAAGGCATATAGATACCACGTGCAAGCGGAGCCATCTGACCATCTTTTGTTTTGTGAATTGCATAGAAAGTACCTTCACCCGGAGCTTCAGCAATATCAGTAGAACGAAGTACAGGAATACCATTATACCAACCCAACAGGTCATTGATATAAGTCATCTTAGTATTACGTTCCCATTTACCAATCATTCCACCCTTCTGGAATTGATTAGATGCCATATTACCAGCTACATAGGCAGTAACATCAACACCCTTAACAGCTTTAGTTGCCAATGCACTTTCAACATTAATCAAGTAAGCATCGAACAAGTCAACTCTAGAACGATAATCCATGAACTGACCAGTCATAGCACCCTGAGTCAAATCCAAGTCAGCCATAACGTTACCATTATAACCTTCTTCCAAAGTAGAAACCAATTTATAGTTAATTACCTTAGTATACAATTCACGAAGCTTAGTGAACAAGAAAGTAGCCATATCAGAACCAGTTGCTTTCTTCATAGCACCTAAAGCAGCAATGTTATATTCAGCTACCAACATATCAGGTACAGTAGCCAAACCAAGCTGTTGCATCTTAGCGATAAATCTCTTATCATTAGCATGTGCATTAGAAGCACCAATAGTATTACAAGGAGTACCAGTAACATCTTCCTTACCTACAATAGTGATAGTTTCTGTAGCAGCATCACCAGCCAAAGCAGTAGCCAAAGTAAATTCTACACGACCATTCAAATAGTTGATAGTACCGTTAGAAATCTTACCAGCAACAGCCATGAAAGCACCCTGACCATTATCGATCAATTCGAATTTTTCAGTTGCAGTAGCAATCTTAACACGTACTGTACCAGGGATAATCTTACGACCAATCAAAGAAGAGTAGTCAGCATTAGTAGTCGGAGTAATATTCAAAGTAAAGTTACCCATAGCTTGAATATCCTGATAGTTATCCGGACCTAAGTTAGGAATAACAGAACGCATATCAGTTACACCCAAAACGTCGAACCAATAGAACAAACCATTAGGCTGATCAAAGTCACGTTCGATAGACATATAACCTGCGAATGAGCTTACATAAGAAGCTACAGAAGCATTGAAATACTGAGTAGACAGCAACGGAGTTTCTGCATAACCAGAGAAAGTCTTCTGCAGCAAATTACCTGCATTACCTAGACCAAACAAATCTTTCATTTCATCGTTACGAGAGAACATCTTAGCATATTCACGAGAACGAAGGTTAGCATCTTCTGCTGATACTGAGCTATTAATAAGAGCCTCCATCATTGAAGGAGTCTGCATCATTTGCAAATACTGTGTATTCATAATGTATATAATGTTTTTATTATTTTTAGTTTATGTAAAATGGTTTTTGAGGATAACCATAAACCTATCTATTTATATTTAATTACTTACGAAAACTATTTCCAGTCAACCATGATACTAGAGTATCATTTGTATCACTGAATTTCTTTTCTGAGAACTGAGCTTCCTGAAGATCTTGTTCTTGAGCCTGTGCAGGAGCTTGTTTTGCTTCCATAATTTGCTGAGCTGCTTCTTCTGCTACTGCTTGAATACTTTGAACTGCCTGAAGTGCTTTATCTTCAATAGCTTCAACACTAGTAGCACCACCTTGTGCAGGAGCAACACCTGCCGGAACTGCTACTTCCTGAGGAGCTACAGCATTAGGATCAGCTAAAGGAATTACAGGAGTATTAGGATCTACTTCTCCAGCAGGAACAGGAACTGCACCTACAACATCTGAGAAGAATTTATTAAGAATAGGATCTTCATAATCTCCTGAGAATTTCTTTTCTTCTTTATCAATAGAATGTTCTTCAAGTTTGTCAGCTTCTTCTTCTGATAATGGATGACATTCAATATCATCTTCACTCATAGTAGCCTTAGTAAATTCACCATTTTCCTTATCTTCTATAATTGCTTCTGTAGCTGAAATTGGAGTAATGATTTCTTTATCTGTTTCTACTTTCTTACCAGTTTCAATAGCTTTTTCTACTGGACAATGACCATCTTCTTCAGAGAATAGACGAACCATATATTCAGTAAATTCCTCACCTTCAGAGAAGAATTTAGTTTCTGCCTCATTACAGTAGATATCTTCAGAAAATTCTTTTTCTTCATGATTTTCAACTTTATCTTCTACTGCAATACTGTTTGTTAGATTATCGGCTTCTGCTTCTGAGATAGGATTAACATCAAGAACTTCTTCATCCATCTCAGCTTTAGTAAATTCGCCATTTTCTTTATCCTGTATAACTGCAGTCTTAGAATCGATAGGCGTAATAATTTCTTTATCTGTTTCTACTTGTTCGCCAGTTTGGATTGCGCTTTCAATTTCAGCAGAATCAGCCTCTTCAGAGAACAAACGAATCATATACTGAGTAAGTTCTTCATTTTCTGAGAAAAATTTAGTTTCTGCTTCGTCACACCAAACATCAGAGAATTCTTTTTCTTCTTCCTCATCTTCGTCTTCCTCTTCTTCAGAAACAACGATATGATCTGTCAACTCTTCTGCTTGATCTTCGCTTATCTTTTCAAGCTCCATTTCTTCACCTTCTAAACTAACTTTAGTAAATTCATCTTTATTTTTATCCTGTATAACTGCAGTCTTAGAATCGATAGGTGTAATAACTTCAGAATCTGTTTCAATCTCATCACCATTTCCAATAGCATCTTCAATAGCATCCTGAGTTGCACTAATACTATCTACAGATTCAGAGAAGAAACGACACATAAAGTCTGTATTATCAGCTTGGAATTCAGTTAAGTAAATAGTATGATCTGAAAATTCTGCTTGTTCAGGTTCTCCAAGTTGTTCATCTTTAACTACACCAAGACCATTCAAGAGATCGATAGCATATTCACGAGCGTCTTCGGGGTTATCAAAAATTCTAACTCCTGCTACTCCTTTTTCTGTTAAACTCTGAACTAATTCTTGAGCTGATGCTTCGTCATACTCTGGAGCATCTACAATAACATGATTTACTGGATCTACTCCTACTACAAACAACGGATCAAACTGTTCTGCTTCACTAAAATTCTTAGATTCTAGCTCAGTAACATCCATATCTTCACCATTAAACTCTACCTTTGCTTGATCACCTGTAGATTCTGATGTAACAACTACTTCATTTTCACCAGTTTTCTCTACTTTAAGATCACCTACTTTAGCTGTTTCTTCTGATTCAATAACTTCTGAGAATAATCTTTCACAAAATTCTTGATCTGAGAAAATTCTAAGAACTACGCTATTATCAGTACTTACAGAGAATTCTTTTTCTTCGCATTCTTCTACAGCTTCAGGACCTTCTTGTGCAGTAATTTCTACACTTTCTTCATGACCAGCTGCTGGATTTAAACCACCATCAGGAAGATTTGGTGCAATAACAGCACTACCATCCATATGATTTTCAACTTCCTCGTCAGCTGCACCTACCTGATTACCCGGAGTTACTCCATCCCCTTCCGGATGAAGATATCCCTCGATTTGTTCAGATTGTTCAGCTGGATACATATCATAAGTATCGTCCTCGTCGGAAGCTTTTTCAACGATAGTAACTTCGCCATTTTCTTTGTCTGTTACTGAAACTTTACCGTCACCGATATTTTCATATTTTACTTCTTCAGTATCAACAGAGCCGTTAGCCTTAGCATCTTCAATATCTCTGGCTACTTGCTTTGCTAATTCTTCATCCTTATCCTCTACAGCTGAGAATAGGACTTCCATAAATCTTGTATTTTTCATACTGAGTTTTATAAATATTTTATTTCATTATATCAACTTGATTTCCTTGAATTTTGATTACTCCACGATCAATTAATATATCTATTATATTATCTGGAGCATCATCATATCTCTCTTCTAGGATTTTTGTAAATTCTTTGATTCCCATTGCAGAATTACCAAATTCTATCTTTAAGTCTCCAATAATTCCAGAGTCTTCAATCCAATCTTCTACTTCTTCAGTGCTAGAGAACTCAACTTCTTTCATTTCTTCAAGTGGAAGAGAATGAGCTTTTTTAATTAGCATTATACCTTTCGGTCCTAAAGATCCTTTAGATTCTAACATATTAATTATGTCTTCCTTAGGTCCTTCTATTGGGTCTAAATCCAAAATCTTAGTCACTGATACGATTAACTTAGAGAATAATTTAGATTGTAAGAATGCAGTTTCAGGAATAGTAACTTTATTATCTTCATCAATACTAGCAAAACCTTTTTCAACTAAATCTTCGGCGGAAATACCAAATGCCTTAACAACTTCTGATTCATTTAAAGTTTTGCCAGAAAATTCTTTTAATTTTACCTCAAATTCGTTCGACGGTTCTGAAAATTCTTTTTGTACAGCGGCATTATTATCTCCGCCGAATAACGAACGTCTTGAGAATCCTTTTTCTACTTCTTCAATTTTTGATACTTCGACTTGTACAGCTTCAGGAGTATTTTCAGGACTTGGTGTAACTTCTAAAACATTAAATCTATTTACAGCTCCACATTTAGGACATAAGAAGTTAGTTGTAGTGGCTAAAGTATCCATAATATAACCACAATCTCTACACTGAATTTTCTTATATTCTGCCTGAGTTACTCCACCTGAAAATAACTTGCGCCGTGGAGAAATCGAAGAAGAGAATAATTTACGTCTTTCTACTTTCATAATCTTTTTAACTGTTTTCTTCAGGGTTTTCTTCTTCTACTGGCTCTTCTTTCTTCGTACCATTCTTCGGCGCGAATATTTCCTCTAACATTGCATTAACAAAGTCAGAATAAGCAGCTTGAATTTTTTGATATCTTGCCTTAGATATTGCATTAGTTTTAGATACCTCAGACATAGCCATCTTATATGGTAAGAACAATTTTTGTACACTTATCAATGTATTTATAAAATTTATTTATAATTTAGACTATATCTTCTGTCTATTTTGACAGTTTATATACATAGTCGTTGAACAAATCACTTCTTTAGATTTATCTAAGTATGATTTGATGCTGATTTATCTCATTTAGATATTTCCAGCAATTCATATAAAAAACGCATATTATTTACGTACATTCTTACCTAAACTAGAAGCACCAAGTAATGTTCCTGGATTTTTTCCATTCATGATTTCTGGTGTAATCGACTTCATAATATCCAAAAGATCTGTAGTAAACAAAGACTTCATGATTTTAAGTGTTTCTGGATCTATTTTCTCTGGGCCGCCTTGCTGTTTTAGAAGTTGTTTGTAAGATAGAATCAATACACGAAATCTTTGACGAGTTGAATACTTTGATTCACGAATTCTATCTCTTAATGCAATTACTGAGAAATCTTTTTGAACAGGTTCTTTTGGCATCTTACTAATGGATTCTAAAACTTCTTCTACCATTCCATCTGCGGAGAAAACTTTTGCTTTTAACTTTGTAAATTTTCCATCAATCTTGGATGATTTTAACATATCTCCACATCCAAGAGAATTTAAATCAGAGAAAGCTTTTACTTTAAGTCCTTTAAATTCAAAATCCTTTGGAGTATATTCTATATCCGAAAAGTTTTTTTCTTCCCCATCAGATATTAGATTTCCTTCATCATCCCAAGTCTGTACTACTTGAGCTTGTTTCCAAGAAGGGTTCAAAGTAACATCTAATCCCTTGATACTTACTAATTTACGTAATGTATCTACTCCAGAAGTAGATGAATCCCAATATCCCAATTATTTAACTAATTTATAATTAATTGTAGACTATATTATCTAAGAAAATTTCTTAGTGTTTACTCTAGTCGTTGAGAAACTATTTTTATTAATAGTTTTTGCTGATTTAATTTATTATTTTTCCAGCAATTAAAAACATTTTCATGAATTAACTTTGAATTCATGCCTCAGATATTGTTTAAGGATAACTGCACTTACTCCAGGACGAACTCCGGCCTTTAATAAGTACTTTAATCTTTTTATGTTTTGTGCAGCCTCATCATCTGCTAAGGCTTCATCAAATAACTCTATTTCAGCATAACACCAAGAATCAGGCATAAGCTCTAATTTTGTTACATAAAATACAGGAGCAGCAGCCTCTGTACAAAGTAACATCATATCATCTTTACCCACAGTCTTAGATAATGCTGTTCCTGAGTTTTTTGCATTAGCCAAATTTCTTGCTCTGTGAGTTAAACCTCCCAACATATTCTTCGATTCAATAGAGCTTTTATAAGCATCACTATTGAGATAATCTTGAAGAACTTGTGCTGGAATATGACTCCCATCACTTGCTAAAATTTGGCTGCTTGTTGAAAATAATTTAACTCTACAGCGCATAATTAATTTTTTTTATTTATATTTTATATAAACTTTTATAATCTATTAATGTATTTGGATCTATTCCATATTTTATTGTTTTATTTAAAAAATCAGATACTTTTTCATATGTATTTAATATATACGGAACTTCTAAAAGAATAATATCTCCATTACTATTTTTACAATAATCTCTAACGTCTGTATCTCGTTGAAACTGTTTGATAAAATCATCTTCTACCCAATTATAAAAATTTTTAAATTTATTGTAGTGTTGTTCTCCGTGATATTCAATCCAGTAAGTTTGATTATTTACTACTATAGAGAAATCTATTCGAACAGATTTAGTTTTATCTTTTCTAATATTATTTACAACTACTTCATCTAAATAACTTATTTGAAAATTTTTTAACCAGGTTATAATTAATAATTCTCCAGTAGATTTATTGATTATAGGATTTCCCATTTTTCTATGTATATGATCTACTGGGGACATTTTAAATACATCTCCAGTACAATTATCTAAAATAGTTATTGGAGTTACGTAATTGATATAATCATCTAAATATGTATATCTATCTCCATGTACTTTTCTTGCTTCTACCAAAAATTGACTATCTGTCTTTTTATGTTTAATAGCTCTTTTATAAGCTCCTAATATAAAATTATCTTTCTTTTCTACAATAAAATGTAAAAAATTAGTTTCCCAATTTCCTATTGTATCTCCAGTAAAAGGATTTATTTCATTTACAAATACAGAAAACTTACTAGTTTTATTTTTAATAAATTCACATGTATTCGTAAAATCATATTCATATTTATATTCTGAATATTCCCTTGATAAATTAAACTGTTCAATTAAATCACTTTTTATCATGAGAAAATCACAAACATAATTAGGATCTTCTCTTAATCTATTCTTTATGTATTCAGTAGTATGAAAATACTTATCTGAATAATAGTACTCTATTTTCTTATCTATCCAATATTCAGTATATAATTTACTTATTGGCAGTTTTAAAATCCATCTACACTCCCATTCTAGAAAATTAATCCCTAATCTATTTTCAATAGAGTGTTTTAATTTTGAAAAATTATTATACCAAATTCCTAGTTCAGGAACATAAAATAATTTAACTAACTTATTTCCTTCTTTTATTGTTAATACTATCTTATAATTTTCTGATAATTCTATTGGAACTGGTAAAAATTTATTATCAATTGACTCATTAGTTATCACATTATCTACATATTCAAATGAATCTATCCGTTCTACAATAAATTCATTCCCTCTCTTAGGTCTATTAATTTTATAAAGTTTTACTAAATTTTGTATAGTATTAGCAGAAACTTTATAAATATTTCCGATTTCTTTATAGGTTAAATGTTTTTTGATAAGATTTTCAATATCTTCTTTGCTAATATTTCTATCAACTAAAGATATATTTTTCTTTTCATATTCAATGCCTAATCTTTTTATTCTAAGTCTAGTTGCACCTTCTGTTAAGTTATATAATTTAGAAATTTCAGAAATAGTTAGTTTTTTATCAAAAAGAAGTATTTCTATATCTTCTTTAGATATTATAGTTTTTCTTTCTGAGATATCAATTCCAAATCTTTTTATAGCTTTATGAACAGCACTTTCACTTGTAATTCCATAATGATTAGCTATCTCTTTATATGTTAGTTTCTTATCAAATAATAAATACTCCAGTTCTTCTTTGTTCCAATCAATCTTTCTTTTCATTTATTCTACTTATAGCTTCCCAAGATATCAAACTCTAAATTTATTTAATTTTCATTAGTGGAAGAGTAACTCGCGACTTTTACTCTTCCTTAGTGATTTTGAATAAATGAAAATTAAATATAAATTCCACGATATCTCATCGTCTATTTATCTAGGTCGAGATGACACGGCTCAAACGTGCGACTTCTTGGTCCCAAACCAAGCGTTCTATCTACTGAACTACATCTCGAATCTATTCTATTTATTCTTCTTTCTTTTTTCATTCCATTTTCGAATAGCTATTTTCCCTGATACATATGCACCACCAATAGGAAGTGCTGCAATAGTTCCTGCGATAGCTGCTTGTTTTGTTTTTCCAGCTTTTGCAAGTTTGGCAGCAACAACTCCAGGAACAATATCAGATGTTCCAAGAATTATAGCTTCATCTGGGTGTTTCTTTACATACTCCACCACCTTCTTACCAGTTTCTTTAGGATGAGTTACTGTATGTTCAATAGATTTTCCTATTTCTTTAACTTTATCAGTAACTTTACTAAATCTTTTAACTCTCAACATAGTTTTTATTAGTTATTATTATTTTCTTTCGTTGAACTATCCTGACTCGAACAGGAAATCCCAGAACCAAAATCTGGTGTATTGCCAATTATACTATAGTTCAATCATTTCTCCATAAAATATATTTTTGGAGTTTCTGATATAATTTCAAATCCAAGTTTCTTATATAAATTTATCGCATTTATATTTTTCTTTGATACTGTAAGTTTATTAGCCCCAGAAGAATTTATCAAATCAGTTGCTATTCCTTTTCCTCTATACCCCGGAGAAACTTCTAGAGCAATAATAGTATCTTCTTCGCACGCTATATATCCCACCAACTCATCTTTGGCTGGGTTTATTAATAATTTTCCAGCCGTTTTTCCTGGTGTATTTCTTGCGTGCTTTAACATATTCTCCTGTGACTTATATTTTTCTATATTTTCTTTGGTCCAGGGAAGTTCTTTATATTTTTGTTTTCGTAGTATTATCATAAGCTCTAAAAACCTTATATGTGTAATAATAAATATAGAAAATTATGAAAAATTTAAAAGTAGGAGATAAAGTTAAATCTCGTAAAACAGGATTTTATGGAGTAGTAACTGATGTAGATATTACTCCTAATAAATTATTTGTTAAAGTTAAATTAATGTTAAACGATAGAGAAGTAGAAATTCCAAAAAGCGTTCTGGATTATGTTACTCCAGAAGAATGGGAATTTGTAAAACGTATGGAAGAAAGAGATTGAAATATATCTCTTTTCTTTTTTTTTCTGTTCCTAGGACTTGATCGAACAATAGACCACTTTCCTCTGGCCATCCTAGGAATTGATTATATATTATGGAAAAAGAATCTTAAAATATATTTTCCAACATGTTTTGAAGTTCTTTTTGTGACTCTTCTCTTGGATCCGCTGTTATTTTAGTAAGAGATTCGAGTTGTTTAGCTATTCCTGAAGAATATCCCATCTCTTCTCCTTCATCAATAGATAATTTTAAAGAATAAACACTAGAAGCTAAAGCATCCCATAAATCCTTGCTTCCTGGCTTAGAACCATCAGGATTATCAAATAATGGAGATATTGATGCTTTTTTAGGATGATCTACTTTACGTTTTGGACCAACATATCTTAAATCATATGCCTCTCTTTGTAATCTTTTATATTCAGGAATTTCAAGAAGTTCATTGTTTATTATATACTTCAAATAAAGAGCCGGTTCACAAGGAGTATTATCTGTAGAAATTCTCCCATTATTTCTAATTCCTTCTCTTTCACAATATTGAAGTATTTGTTTAGAAAAAGCTTGGTCAGCACTAACTATAATATTAAATTTCTTGTTAAGATCTTCTATAAACTGCTCTATGTGAAATAAACTCGTCTCTTGTCCTTCTAACCTAGATACACCTAAAACAAAATGACATTTAACCTTAGGAACTAAAGTACCATTTATATTTTCCCAATGATCAAAACTAACTGCTGCTATTCCAGTTGTATCATCTACTACACCTAAGTCAAGACCTAGCCATATAGGAGTACCTCTTGGAATAAGATTAATCATTTTTTCTACATGATTAATAATCCTATCTTCTTTATCATAAAAATCAACTGTAATAATTTCAGGAATTCTATTCTTTATTGTTGAACATTTAGATAAGTGTTCTATAGTACCTCCAAAAAAACTATCTGATGATCCTGTATTAATACCAGATTTATCTTGAAGAGCTTTAATCAAATCAGATTTAAATTCTCCAAATAATTGAATAGGTACATGTTCCACTCTATCAGGGTCTTGATCATCTTCTAATTTATAGTTCTCTTCTTTATCATTTTTATTTAATATTCTTGGAGGATATTTACCATCTCCAGTATAAACTGAGAAAGTTATTCCCCTTGAACGTTCGTACAGATTTTTTCTAACTTCATAATGAGAAGGTCTACAATCCCAAGTAAATTGAGGTTCTGCATTCTCAAGAAATATTTCAGTTGGACCACCTGCACCTCTACTAGAACTATCAATTATTAGATTTCCGGCTAATGTTAAACTTTCTTTTACATCAAAACGAGATGTAATACGAATATACGTACTATTTACACGTTCCATGGCTTTTTCTTCGTTAGGCCAAAAATTGACCTCAGACATGATTGCAAAAATCAAGTCAGTTCCTAGTCCACCTGCCAATCTATTTCTATAATACTCTATTATAGTTTAGAATATAAATTTAACTTATATAATTATATAAGTTAGTAAGTCTTTATTCGTTACATCAAAGATTACTTAGATTTATCTAAGATCCTTGACTCGGTATTGGGATTATCCTTTCACCGAATTTACTTACTTTATTACCATATAATTTCTTAATATGGAGGGCAACTTTTTATACTACATTACCCCTAGGACCAGAAGTTAATATTCTTATATTATGTCTGTGTGGTAAATTTCTAAAAAATGGACTCTGCTTTAATACATCATCTAGCATCCATCTTCGAAATTCAGCATTTGCTACATCTTCATCTCTATGAAAGATGATAAAACTAAGTGGTTTTTTACCTAATTTAAATGTTCTCCACGGATTAGCCATACAACTTAACCTAGCTAGTGTATTTGTCATAGCTAATTTAGATACCGTAGACTTACCTATACCAATAGCTCCTGACAAACAGAGTAATGGTTTTGCTGTTGTAACTTCATTTGGAAAAATTCTCTTCAATCCATCTTTCCAAAAAGGAAATATTACATCTCCATGATCAAAAAATTCCTGACTACCTAAATAATAATCATCAGAATATAATCTTTCTATCGTTGGAGGTCTGTGTGTAAATCCTTTGAGACGAAGAAATACCATTATCTTTTCATCTTCTGTTAATGATGTGTATTGATCCCTAAGATCTACTTTTGCTAAATCTTTTTCTATATTTTTAGTGGGATCAAAATGGTCTGTGAAATTAATCATAATTTTGATCCTTTCTCTTTTTATAATTTCTCAAAACCAGGAATATATAACCCATTATTTTCCCACCTAGCTTGTCCATTAGTTTTTACACGTTTAACCCACTCATTTTGTCCAGGTGCAGTAGGTGTTACTTCCAAAGATCTTGTTTTATGAGAATTATACCGTTTTAAATTCATTCTTTTAGCATCTAAACTACTAATTGAAGAATTTCCTCCTTTATTACTACTGCTGCTATTAATAACTTTCGGTTTCTGTAATTGATTAGGATTCCCAAATAAATCTCCTACAAACTCAACTTTCTTTCCTTTAGGACGTCTTTTAGTAAAATAACTTTTAGTTACATATCCATTACCATTAGGAGATATAAAAGAATTTTGAGCATCTTTAGTTACAGAGTGTAAATCTAATGCTGCATTCTTTGCTTGTGTTGCTATTTTAGAATTAGATAGTCCGGTAGCTTTTCTAGTAGTAGTTGTTATTATATTTTTCAATGGAGTTAAACTTGTTACATTAGTAATATTTGCAAACAATTTAAGTTTCATTCTAGTAAGACCTCCTCAATAAAAATCTTCTTCTGGGGTTGTCAAGACTCCATCATCCTTAAATCCAAGCTTCTCATAAATATGTCTAGCATCAGGAGATCTACCAGGCACTTCAAGAGTAACATATTTATAACCTTGAGACTTAGCAAATCTAATCAACTCTGTTAGAATAGCCTGAGAATATCCTTTACCTCTATAATCTTCATAAGTTTCAATCCACATTATATTTAATTCTTCTTTGGACTTTTCTATAAGATTTAATTCTGCTACTTTCTCAGAACCTAAGTAAATATCAAATGACGGTCTCTTATTACTCCATTCTCTAAGTCTCTTAATAAATTTTCCAAGAATATCTACAAAAGATTTAAATCTATTTATTGTGAGAGATTCTCCTGTTTTCTTACTTACAATTTTTATAGAATCTTGTAGAGTATCTAATTTACTAAATCTTTTTACTTTCATATTTATAATTTTATTTTATGTTGTGTGAGAGAGATTCGAACTCCCGAAAGCAAAGCTAATAGATTTACAGTCTATCCTCGTTAACCACTTGAGTATCACACAAACTTATTATTAATTAACTGGATAATAAAGATTTCGCTACATCAAATAAAATATAATCTTTCCAAAAGAATAAATCTGATTCATCTTCTTCTTTTCCAAAATGAATACGCACCTTATATTTACCTTCAAGTATACTAAAGGGAACTAATAGTATAATATCAAGTACATAATTATACAAGGCAAAGAAATCTACTTCACCTTTTTTATATAATCCAGATTTATTTTGAAGATTGTACGATAATGCTCCATCTTTATCAATATAGCCAGCAGTAGATTTAACCTGAATTTTATAAAGTATTCCTCCTATATCTGCAATTACATCATATCTATCTACTCCACAAGGTTTAGATGACATAATTCCAACTCTTGCTAATTGAAACATTGTCGCACATTCACCTACATATCCTAATAAATCTGAAGTTAATTTTCCATCAAATCTAGACAATTCAGTGGTACATTCCTTAGGAGGAGCTATCTTTACAGACTCTTCTACTTTTTCTTCTTTAGTAGATTTATCTTCTGGTTTTTTACCTTTGCTGAAACTAAGTGAATATTTCTTTGCACAATCTGAACAACAAAATCTTCCAGAACCAAAAGAACCCATCATGCTCTTTACCACAATATTCACATTTTCTTAGTTTCTTTCTATCTGATACTTTTATCCCGTATCTATTTGCTGCTTTACGTATAGCTTCTCCAGTGCTTCCATCACCCCGCATAGCTGCAACTTCTTTATAAGATTTTCCTTCATGAATTAATAATCTTATTAATTCTTCTTTGTTATATTTCTCTTTTCCCATAATTAATTGTTTTTTTTTATAATTTTTCTTATCTTTAAAATTATTGCGGAGAGACAGGGATTCGAACCCCGGGTACCTCGCAGTACAACGGTTTTCAAGACCGCCGCAATCGACCACTCTGCCACCTCTCCTAAAACAGCTCTCCGTGGTAATTACGATATACCGACCCTTTGATTAACAGTCAAATGCTCTGCCTCTGAGCTAACGGAGAATATTATTTTTGAGCCTCTTGTCGGATTCGAACCAACGACCCCGAGATTACAAATCACGTGCTCTGGCCAACTGAGCTAAAGAGGCAATTCTGATTTAATTATGAAATATAAATCAGAAAATATCATAAAACTTAAAAGCCTTATATATGTGTAGTAGAATAAACGAGTGCTATTTCTTTACTACACTTTTTATATAGAAATAGTACTAATTACCTATGTCGTAGTAGGTATTATCATAATTTAAAGTAGAGATACATAGTTCGTGAGAATAGTGTATCTCATTTTTTATTCTATTCCATGTTCTTTTTGAAATAATCTCATAAAGTCTGCTACTATTTGCTTAGACTCTTCACTATTCAACTCTTCATTTCCAGATTCTTCTGCAATTTTTTTCAATTCAAGATCAGAACCTTTAACAATTATCTGACTCTTCATATCTTCTAATTGTTGAATAAATTGCATAATTTTTTCTCATATCTATTTTTAATATTTATTTTATTAAATTAGACTATATCATCTAAATTATATTTCAAATTTAGTTATACATTTAGTCGTTGAGAAAGGATTTATATTAGTAATCCTTTTTGCTGATTTATGTTTTAACTATCTTTCAGCATTTTAGTATAATTTTCTTAGTATTTCAACTAAGCCGCAGATATATTAACGGCAATAAATGAATCTTGTAAAGTCATTTGTGAACTATCAAAGAGTCTCATTGGATCGAGTATATAATCAATACAAAGACAAAGTTTAGAAATCATATTGAGAATTAAAATAGGTCTTATACTTTGAAATACCTCAGAAACATATAATTCTAAGATATGTCTAGACTTCGGATCTGCCACATTAACTAAAGTATTTGAGAGGCTTCCGAAATCAACATGAAGATCTATATTATATTCTTTATTATAACTAGTAAAGACTTCATTCAATTTATGAGTTAATTCTAGTGCTTTTTGTTCTTTTTGATTACTCGCAATAGCACTAGCATCCATAATAATATTGCGAGCCGTTTTAGGGAGTACTGGAGCTGACCCTATAATATTTTTTAGGTTTTTAGATACATCCTCTTCCGGCTGCAAAATCTCATAATCTCCCGGGTCATCAACAGCTCTCCCTTCTTTCCCTAAAATTTGTTTCTTAAATTCAGGGTCACTAAATGGGTTAACTGTTCCTATCATACATTTATTATTTTATAGTTCTCGCGCTTTACAACTATCAACCGTTTACTTTTTGCACCTAGTGCGATTAATCTTCGGTTGTAAAAATCTAGCGCGTTTGTTCTATAGAGGAGATTGATTACACTACCTCTATAGATTATTTCTTTTACTTCTTAGATCTCCATTTTTTAGCAAATTCTTCTTTTGTCATTTTTCCATCTGCTACTTTTACTCGATCTACTGCTAATTTTGTTTTAGTATCAAGACTACCACTACGTTTTCTAGCAAGCTTATTAAGTGCAACACCTGCTCTAGTACCAGCATAAGATACTGCTGCACCTGAAACAGCGCCAATTCCGGCTCCAATAGCTGCACTCTTTTTACCACCAACTGCAGCACCTAATATACCGCCACCTATACCACTACCAATTGCTGCATACTTAGCTGCCTGTTTTCCGTATTTATGAGATTTTCCATCTTCATAAGCTTCAACAAATGCTTCGCGATCCTTCTTAGTAGTCAGAGCTTTATTCAACTTAATATTAATCTTATCACTAGTTGTAAGTTTTGGCTCATCATCTTCCTCTTTTTTTTTATCAGAGAAATCCTTTTCTTCCAAACTTTCTGCATCTTCTGCAACACTAAAGGTTCTCTCTTCCTCATTTTCCAGTGTTACATCAGTAGTAGAGAAGTATCTCTCTTCTCCTGTCTCATCTTGTAGTAATGAGAATACTTTACGTCTAATATACATACTTAATTACTGTTTTTATTTGATTTATATTTAAAATATTTTTTAAGAGGTTTTATTACCTTCTTAATTCTATCACTCTTTCGTTTAGTTACCCCAAGTTTATCTGTTTCTTCTAAGGTATCTACACTAGAATCAAGAGGATCAAGAATATATCTTGTAATTACCTGACTTGATTTTTGATAAGTTACACCTTCAGGGGCAGCTTCTGAATAACCGGAAAATCTTTTAATTTTCATTTTATATACGGTCTTAGTGGATCAAATCCTTTCTCTTCTTGTTCTTTAGAATCTTCCACTCCTTCTGTAAATGTCTTTTCTTTAATCATAATCTTACAAGTTTGTTTTCATTGATACTGTTGGCGTAGGCTTTGATTTTGTTTTGTACAATCCTATATTATTTACTTCCTGCCTACTATTCTGAGCGTCAATTTTCTTTACTTTTAATTGATTATCTTTTTGAGCTTCATCCTTTTTCTGTTCTAGTTTCTGAGTTTGATTGACTTGCTTCATTTCTTGCATTCTTTCCTCAGCTTGCATTCTCTGTCGCATTCTCTGAGTTTCTAGGATTTGACGTTGAAGTCTCATTTGTTCTATTTGCAAGTCCTTAGAAGTCATTTCTTGTTTAGCTAGACCAATTTCTGGAGACTGTTCTGGAGTGGGATCATTAGAAGCAAATAATTTACGTTTAATTATCATCTTCTTTGAATAATTTTAACTGAGTCCAAGCTGTTCTCGTTGTGCCTGAAGTTTTTGATTAAGAAATTCTATATACTGCTTAATCGTATCTTCATTTATTAGAGATTCTGTACTTGGGTCAATATCTTTAAGTAAGTTTTGAATATAACTTAAATATGATTCTGGTTCAATTAATGGAGTTGCTTGTTCTAAAGTTTGGAGTGCATTAGATAAAACTCCAGAGATACCTTGAACTAAACCACTAACTGATTCAGCTTCATTTATCTGATTGTTATACTCTACAGTTGTTTTCTGGAATATATGAATTTGAACTAAACTTGGATCTAAATCTTCATTATATATTACCTTATAAATACTACAAACAAGATTTACTATTGAATCTTTTATTCCTGAAATTAATGATGTTACTCTTGAATTAGCTCTTTCTGACTGTTGAAGTACTGCAATGATATCTCTATAATCTTTTTATTATAGTTTAGAATATAAATTCAACTTTTTATAAGTTGGTAAGTCTTTATTCGTTATACCTTAATTAGATTAATCTAAGGCTTGGTATTACTAGTATTAATAGTTTCACCAAATTTACTTACTAATAATCTAAAGAATTGCTTCTCTAGACGGCCAATTTATTAACCACTTACTGCCAGATGTTCCATCTAATATAGTAGATGGTAATCCAAGAGGAGAAAGAACACTATTTCTTACATAATCAAGATTCTGTATAAGATCTAAAAGTTTGTCTGTTAATTTATCAAGTGGGAGTAGTGAAGTCCTTGAGGTAATGGTACTATTATAGTCAGGAAAAACCTTAACATTTTGAGTTAATGCAGACTCAATGAACGAGGTGACATCGAACTGAGATGTGATGAATGAAGACAACTCATTCGTATTGTTTGCAAGTTTCTGTAATCGAGCGCATAATTCGTTCATTGTCTCTAGAGGGACACTTTTCGAATATTAACAATTATTTAGTTAAACTAGACTATATCTTTAAGAATTTATATATAAACTCTCTCTTTGTATCTAGTCGTTGAGAAGGTAGTTTTTACTATCTTTTGCTGATTTATCTTTACTTGATCTTCCAGCAATTTACAAAGTTCCATTAGATTTTATTTATCTAATCCGACAAATTTTAATCGGTATTTAATCCCAATAATTGAGGCGATGAAAGATCTCTTAACGAAATAAGAGATATCAAAAGCTCTTTTATAACTAATTCTTTTATCTTCAAAATACTTGAATAAAATAACGGTTCAGAAGCCATAAATGATTCTTTCCTAAGAACTTTATTTCTATTTTCTGATCCCTTATTTCTTCCTAATTTTGGCTTTTCTGGTTTAGACTTTTCTTTCCATCCTTCTTCGAGATCATTTGTAAGTCGAAGTTTAGGATTACTTATATATATTACCTCAGTACTAGGAATTTCATATAGATTTCCATCATCTCCGATTGCTAAAAATATATCTTCTATATTTCCATCCTCGTTCTTTTTCTTCTTTATAACTACTGCATTTGGATTATTAAGTTCTTCTATTCTAAATACAAGATGACCTTTTTCATCTCTTTGAGTTTGAAGCATACTATAATAACCTCCATAAAATACATAGTCATTTATATGGTCTCGTATATAATCAATTATTTTAATATCTTTTAAAAGAATCTCATTTAATCGAGTAGTTACAGCTTCATTATTTGTAGAATCTTCAGGATTTAATACAGAAACTATTTGTTGGGTATCTTGAGATATAAAATTAACTACATAATCTGAAAAGAAATTTGTAGCCATCTTTGTAATATCTAAAAGATAATATGACCTAAGCTCTGCCATTCTATCAAGATAACCGGATAACCTAGAAGAAGGCTGTGAATTACCAAGTAAGGGCGAATTTCTTTCATTATCTAAGAATCTTCCATTTCCAGTTCCTCCAATAACAGAATACCCTCTTCCCCCACCTTTACTAAATACATTTGAACGTACAATTTATTTTAATATATTTTATTAAATTTAGACTATATTATCTAAGTACCTACTATAGTCGTTGAACTCTATTTTTAATCGATAAATAGAGATGCTGATCTATATTTTATATTTTCCAGCATTTTAAGGTATTTTCTTAAGATTTTATTCTATCTTAAGCCTCTACTACATAATTAAAGGTATACGTGAATTTCCAAAACTAATTCCTGAAAATAACTTTTGAAATATTGTTTCTGATTTTTTCATATTTTATATAATTTTGAATAATCTATAATAGAGTTTATATCCTCTCCATTTAAAATTACTCGATTTAATAATTGTTCTACTTTTTCATAAGTGTTATATGTATACGGAATTTCTATAAGGATGATATTATTCTCTTTACAATATTTTCTAACTTCATTATCTCTATTTAATTGTTTAAGAAAACCTTCATCTGTTTTATGAAAATAATCTACTTTCTTATAATGTTGTAGTCCATTATACTCTATCCACAAACAACAATTATTATAATTAAAAACATAATCTATTCTAATGTTCCTATTATTTAATTTTATAGAATATTCCCTTGTATAATCAATTTGATTTGTTTCTAACCACTTTAATACATTTAATGCGCTTTTTCCTCCTAATTTATTACAATCAGGACATCCAGATCCATAAACATGATCATAGGCTGTTTGTTTAAAAAACTTTCCACACCTATTACAATAGATGTCTAATTTTTCAATGGTTTGTTACTTGGAGAAATTTCCATTACAACCGGATAGGTGTACTTTAATGGTACAGGTAATAATTTATCATTTTTAGACATGTTATTTAATTATCACTTCCCGAGATATCAATTATTACGTAACCTTACTTAGATTTAAAGTGAGAGGATAGAGTAGCTAATTCTATCCTTTTCACTATTAACATGTCTAAATAAGTCTTTGCGATATCTCATCGTTGACTTTTGTAGTCCTAAGGAGAATCGAACTCCTCTTTCGAGAATGAAAATCTCGCGTCCTAACCGATAGACGATAGGACCACATTTTTAATAAGACTTCAAAGCCTTATATATGTTAATATAAGAATTTAATCTTCACAATCTGTGTTGATTAAATTTGCTACGCAGAGATACATGGTTCGTGAGAATAGTGTATCTCATTTTTTTTTATTATTAGAAATATATAATAAACTGAATATCATTCCTTACTACATCCTTAAAATGGAATAGGTATTCAATTATAGTAAAAGTAATTTAAAATTAAAGATAGTTTACTTCTTTTTCATAAATGTAGTATAAGCATTCTTACCATACTTAGACTCGTAATCCTTTACTATATTTTCAGCACGTTTCTTTGCTTTATTTCTATTATATAATCCAGATATAGTTGATCCAATCACAGCCCCTGTAGCAGCTGTTTTTAAATTACCCATTGCTAATCCAGGCAAACTCCCAACAAAACCACCAATAACTGCTCCTGCGGCTCCAATCTTATTATGAATGTTTTTATCGAATTTTGAAATTTGATATAATTTAGAATCCTGCATAAATTTATTAACACCATTCATAATAACCCATTCACCATCTTTATACAAATAAAGATAATCTCCAGATTTTGCTTTATAAAGAGTACTTCCATCTTCCAGATTGCTACCTGAGTTTGGATTTATATTGTTTTTATGCCACTCTATATCTGGTTGAGTTTGAGAAAATCTTTTAACTTTCATCATAATATTATTAAATCATCTAAAGCAAATCTTTTTATTCTTCTCTTATTTCTCCAGTTATTACATCAACACTATTACCTCCTCGCCGAACATCACCAAATATATAAACAGGACGAGTATAAGATGGATGTAATGGATGTCTGAGAACTACATTTCTAGATTTAATAATCTTTTCTGCTTTAACTAATTCTTGAAAAGCATCTTCTAGAGTCATACCTACATAAGGAGTTATAGATCTATCTTCAAGCCAGTTTTCATTGATTAGTTTAAATTCATAGGCTTCTTCCGACTCGGCCGCAACATTTACAAGAAGCGTTTTTCCAAGAGGTAATGAATAAACAATTACCATTCCAGAAACTTCAGGGATAAAACTATTATTTTCTTCAATTAGTATACCTTGCGCTTCATAGAATCTAGCGGCCGGATAAGAAGCCATAACCATAATATTTACAGCTTCAAGAGTTTTATTAAATTTCATATTTTATAATATTTATATTAAGTTCTATAGAGGAGATTGATTACACTACCTCTATAGATTATCTTTTTTATTTCTTTTTATGATCATATAACTTTTTAGCCCCGATCATCGCACCACTAGCTAAAGCAACTCCTCCAGCTATTTTACCAGCTTTTGTGTTCATTAATTTTTTAGCCCCATTCAGAATCTTCTTTGAGTCTTTTGTTGTTTTTTGAGCTACTTCTGCAACTTTTTGAGTTTTCTTAGCGGATTTCTTTACTGCCTCTGTAGAAACTTTCTTAGAACCTTTGGATGTCATCTTATCAACTACAACATCAGGCTTAGTTGACGTTGTTCTTACAGTAGTTGTTGTCTGACCACTTTTCTTAGAAGCAATTTTATGAGCAGTTACATTACCACCTTCTTTCTTAACAGTTATATCTCCTGCACCTTGATTTTTAATTTCAAGACCTCCCGGATTTGTCGCAACTGACTTTCTGGTTTTTGAGATATTCTTTACTTGTTGAGAAGCTTGATCTGCATTACGATTAGAAGATTCAACTGCTTTTTGTGCTTTCTTAGTAAGTTTCTGAGCTTCTTCCATTTTCTTCTCATCAACTAAATTAGCTGGATTAGAAACTATTTTAGCTGCTTTTTCTTGTGCCTTAGCTGCTTTATTTGCTTGCATCTCGGCATTGTGAATAGATCTAGCTAGTTTTCTATTCTGTTTTCTCTGTCTAGCACCGAATTCTCTTTGTTCTAATTCTTCTTCAGTTGGAATTGAAATACTAAAAATTCTTTCTTCAAGATTATCCAAAGTTACATCGGTCGTAGAAAAATACTTCTCTTCTCCTGTCTCACCGTCTTGTAGTAGTGAGAATACTTTTCTTCTTATGTACATAATAATTGTTTAAAGTGTTAATTATTTTACCCCTCCCCCTTGTTTAGAGAGAATTATTAAGAGGAAAAGAGGTTAGTATAGATATTAGACGTTTGTAGGGATGGTGAGACTCGAACTCACACGCCTTCATTCTTAGCACAAGATCCTAAGTCTTGAGTGTCTACCAATTCCACCACATCCCCGAAAATAGTGTTAGATAAAAAGTTCTAACACTTTATAATATTCTCTTAATGTTTATTTGCATGATAAGCGGCTAGAGCTTTTTCAGCATCTTCACGAGTATCATAGTGTGCATCCCAATATTCGGCCGGAGAAGTTTTCAGGCTAATAATTCTCCAGACACCATTTGAATCTTTTTGAACTACTCCAGATTTTCGTGCCTTCTCTGCTATAGCCTGAGGTACTTTTTCTCGGCCGGAATAATTCTTTTGCCTGAGGATAATCATAATTAATGGATGTTACCTAAAAAATCATTAAGAGTTTTTAATGCATCATTTCTAGAGTCCAAGTTAGAGTCTCCAGCTTCACGTGCTTCTGTTTCGATTGCTTCTTCAGCTGCTTCAGGAACTATTTCTACTTCTTCTACTGTTTTATCAATTTCCTGAGATGCTTTTTCATAACCTTCTTGAACTGCTGATGCTTCTTGAGCCGGTTTCTTTTCTATTTCGGCTCTTTCATGGCTATACTCTGGACTTCCAGGAGCTGCCGCAATATTCGCAATTTCTTCTTCATGCGAATAGGTTTTATTTCTAAGTATAATCATAATCTTTTTATGTATATATGGTTAATTTTTATTTTTCTTCCAACTTCCTAGTTTTATATAGGACCACCAAGAATAATGTTTTCTGGTTTTTAAGTATTCCAGGTCTTTATCATTTAAGTGTGCTTCTTCCTCAAGACTAATATCATGATAAGCATAACCAAAGCTAAATCCTGAAACTAGGAGACATAATAACCACTCCAAGAAATACCATACATAAAACCCGATGTAAGCCATTTCCTTCATTTGTGCTGTATGTATTTCTTCATGATTTAAGTCTTCTGGTTTTATATTAGCATTCTTCCTTACAAATAAAATTCCAAAGATATTTACTGCTTTATAGCCTGGAAAAGGAATAATATTATTTCTTACTATTTTCATAAAACTTATGTTTAGTTGCGGAGGAGGAAATCGAATCCCCGACCTTTGGGTTATGAGCCCAACGAGCTACCAACTGCTCCACCCCGCGATATTATATTATTATGTATTATTATTTTCCACCACGACGAAGGGCATATAGGAAATTCCTATATCCCATAATTTCTATTATTTTTTTTACTTTTGTTGATCTTTCCTCTTTTCATACATCATTTCATAGTACTCTTGAGGAAAAGTTCCAGTCATACAGATATAATTTCCTGTTTTAGCAGACTGAGTAAAATACCACTTAACCGCTCTCTTAAGAGGGTTAAAGATTACTTTCTTAAAAATTGTTGTCATGATTAATTTAGTTTTTATTAGTTAAATTTAGTTGTAATTTATATTTATTTGTTTCCCCTGTGTGAATCGAACACACGTTATGGGATTAGAAATCCCAGGTTCTATCCGCTGAACTAAGGGGAAATTAACTAATAATCACTAAGTCGTTCTATAGAGCTAAACCAATAACTCTATAGATTATATTTTTATTCTTTATTTTTACTTTTTCGATATCTTTCTTTTCTATCACTATTTTTGTTTCTAGATTTATAAGTATCCAACTGAGAATCACAATTAGGACATATCAATCTAAGATTCTCTCTACAATTGTTATTAGCATGTCCATCTACATGATCTAATATAAAAGTAATAGGTTTACCGTTCCAAGAGTCTTCCATACCACAAATCTCACATTTATGATCTTGCTCTTCTAAGATATATTTTTTAGTCCACTTCATACATTCTTTTCCATAGTATGGTTCTGGATCTTTCAAATAATTCTCATATTTTTCTCTAGATTGATGCTCTTGTTGACACTTATTACAACAATAGAGTCCATAAGAAGTTTTCTTAGGAGTAAACTCTTTTCCACAATTCTTACAGATAGCCTTTTCCTTCTTAGAAACTCCTTTTCTAAATGTTTCACTAGAGTTTATTTTCCTTTTCTTAGGTAGCTCTATCCCTAACTTTTTAGCTCTTTTTACAATAGCATAACCAGAAACACTATATCTTCTACCTATCTCTTCATAGGATAGCTTTTCTTCGAAGATTAACTTCTCTAATTCTTCTTTTGTTACATTACTTAATTTACCTTCGTTCATTTTGTGAATAACTAAGTTACTTCCAGTGAATCGTAAACAATACATCTTATTAATTCTATTAAAGAGAGCCCCGTCGAGCTCTCTATCTTTCACAAAATGAATTAATAAGGAATCGATTCATATCGTTAACTTATCGCGGAGATGTAGAGTTCCGACCTCTAATCGTAAAACACGATCGATCTGCTTAGCAGGCAGTCCCTATTCCATTATAGGTTACTATCTCCGTTCCTATTATTTATCTTTCTTTCTAAGTTTCATTCCAGCTGCTATACCTGTTCCAATTAAACCAGCAGTCGTAGCTATTTTTCCAACTCTTCCTGTTCTTTTGGCGATATTTGCATCTTTATTAGATATTAAAGTTTTCTTAAGAGCTTTAACACCTGATTTATAGGCTTCATTATTTTTAGAGGTAGCTGCTTTATATACTTGATCTGCTTTCTTGACTTTTCTTTTGTGGAAAATTAGATCTAAAGCGCTTCCTGAATTAGTTTCACCACGAGCTACTTCTGCTTTAAAATTATTAGCTTTCCTGGTTGAATCAAGTTTCTTAATACCTTCTTTAAATGCTTTTTTTGCTTTCTTTGATTCCTGACTGGTTATATACTTCTTAGCCCCACGTTTTATTAAGTCTGTTGCTCCTACAGTTCCAGCTGTTCCGACTAGTGCAGTTCCGATAGCTTCTCCGACTTTCTTTGGAGTTTCATTGTCAGAATCAGAATATGTTTTATTTCGTAGTATTTTCATATTGATTTAATTTGTTTATAGTTTCCCAGTATTTTTCCTTGTCTTCTGAGAAATATTGTTCTTTTAATAATCTAATTGATGTAAGATTAGGGAACAGATTGTAGATATTCCCTGACTCTCTATTTAAATCCTTTGTTAATATTTCTTCAGTAAACCAAAAAACATCTTCAAAGTAATCCATCATAGTTTACCTTTCTATTAATCCAATCCGCAAGTATCTCTATAATTATTGCTGTAATGATATTCTAATTCAAACACTCCATGGATATTAACATAAGAATAGTATGTTAATAAATCTTCAGTATTCTTTTTATAAAAATTCAACCCTAGAATACCTCTTACTCTATTTCCAAAATCCAAATCTAATTCATTTAATAGAGTAGAAGATATTAGTTTTCTATTAACTCTAAATTCATTTAAAACTTTATCTCTTATTAAATTTTCTTTAATAATCTTCTCTTTTAAAGAATCTAGATCTAATATTTTTAATGTTTCAGTCAGATTATTTATATTAATAAATATCTCATTATTAAAAAAATTTTCAAATGTACTTATATTATTATATAATCTTTTTAATAAATCTATATATTCCTTCTCATCTCTTATATTAGAATTATTCTCTTTTATTCTAAGTAAAAACTCTAAATTCTCTATTTCTTCTTGCAAAGGAATAATAACTTTTTCCCTCTTCTTAAAAATATTAGAAAATAAATTATTCACGTTTTCTTTGTTTTATCAGTCTCTATTAACTTACCTTTCTTCTGATATTTCCCTAAAATTTCTTCCCAACTCCAAGAATATACTCTAGATGGAGTTTGTCTAGTTCCAGTTCTATAAGTTCCAATAAGTTTTTCTCTCCCCAAGACTTTAACTGCCGCTATAAATCTGAGCCGGAGTTCTTGTAGATACCAATATTCATCAGGGAGAACTAATACCTTCGGAGATTCTATTATTCCAGGTTTTACTAGTGAATCGGCTCTTCCCATTAGCGGCTTGTATATATAATAAGTAGCTCCTTCTATGTTCGTATCCTCTCCCGGAACTGCTGATATTCCTGAAAGTGCTGATCCTACATCTGGGTACAAATTAATTTTCGGTTTTATATATTCTCCATCTAAGTCTGGTCTTGATGATATATAGAACAGATCGGAGACACTTTTTGTTTTTCTCTTTATTATCATATGAACATAGTATTTTTACAAAGAACTAAAAAGAAGAGGTCGGAGCTAAGTCCCGGGATACAAAATTAAGTAACCTACTTAACCCATCTCCGCAGCAACTTTAGCGCCGAACCTAATCCCTGAAAACAATTATTATCTTAAAAAATATAATATCGATTTCTTAGTATAAAAGGAAGAATCTGTGTCCATTTATATGTGAGAAATAAACAAATTATTAACAACTATGAAAAAGAACTTACTTAGTAGAAAACTAATCGCTATTAGTAATATATGGATATGAAAAACAAAATTACCACGTTTGGAAAGGAGGGAAGGACACAGATTCTCCTTATATTTCATGTATAAGGCTTATATTAAATTTAACCCTCAAAAGGTGGGTTATTTTTGATGTTTTTTACTACTTTTTACCCTAAAATGAGCCAAAATAACCCACTTTTATTTTTTATCTTCAAAATTGATGAAAATTCGGTAACTTATTTATGAAGACAAAGGAGCTTCCCTTATATTACACCCCTTATCGCTACCGCTAGGGGTGTCTAAGGAAGAAACTTTGAATAAGATATATAGGAATAAACTCAGAAAATGAAGATATTTATAAAGATTTATATTATTGATTTTCGCCTCTCCGAGGAGGCGAATCTAATCTAAGTACTAAATGTATACTTTTTTTTAAGATAATATATTCTTTATCTATTACCTTATTTACCCCATTTTAAATCTACATTTTGCTCTTCTTATCCTTTCAAACTCTAATTAATGAAAAGGGAGACTCCTGTGTCTTCAATTTTATGTAACTGGATTCTGTATTAAAAGAATTTATAATAATTAGATAATAAAATTTAAAACATTAAATAATATGATAAAAAGATTAAATGATTATGTAGTTCCTAGAGGAATAAGATTTATATCAGAATTAGGAACAGACTTTAGATTTTATAAATTCCCAGTAAAATGTATTATTAATAAACAACTTCCAGGGTGTGGTTTTACTGAATATTGCTTAAGAGGACCTGAGAATGTTATTCTGTGTAGTCCTAGAAAAATGTTACTTAAAAATAAGAAAGACCAGCATAGTAGAGAAGTTTATTTAGTAGTGAATGAACTTGAAAAAGAAGCAGAAGTAGATAAAGATCTTTCCAAGGTAGATAAAACTAGATCTCAAGTATTTATGGAAAAATTAGATGAGATGGTTAATGGAAAAGATACTGTTTATAATAGATTAATGAATGAAATAAAAGATTATTTGAGTGAGAGAAAATACCTAGGAGATAAGCCTTGTAAAATTCTGGTAACCTATGATTCATATAGAATTGTAAAAGATATTCTAGAGAGTTTAGGTATATTTCAATCCTTTTATACTATAATAGATGAATTTCAGACAATCCTACATGATTCTAAGTTTAAGTCTAATACAGAACTAGACTTCCTTTATCATCTACATCAATCTCATAGTGCATTATTTGTATCTGCAACTCCTATGTTAGAGGAGTATCTTAATATGTTAGATGAGTTTGATGGTCTTCCATATATTAATATGGATTGGGGTAAGGAGGATTCAACTAGAGTATTAAAACCTTCTCTTAAGGTATTAACAATGAAATCAGTAGGAACTAAATTACCTGAGATAATAGACTCTTATAAATCTGGTAATTTTGAAAGTGCTATTAGAATGGTTAATGGATATCCTACTAGAGTAATATCGGATGAAGCTGTATTCTACGTAAACTCTGTTAATCATATTACATCTATTATAAAGAAGTGTGATCTCCAACCAGAAGAGGTAAATATTCTTTGTTCTGATACTCCCGAAAATTTAAAAAGAATACAAAAGAAGTTAGGAAAGAGATTTACTATCGGAGAGGTACCATTAAAAGGAGTTAAACCTAAAATGTTTACATTTTGTACGAGGACTGTTTACCTAGGAGCAGATTTTTATTCTACCTGTGCTAGATCATTTATATTTTCGGATTCTAATATAGACTCTTTAGCGGTAGATATTAGTGAAGATTTACCTCAAATTCTCGGAAGACAAAGACTCTTTGAAAATCCTTGGAAGAATGAAGCCATTTTCTATTACAGATCTACTTGTGACTATAGAAAAGTTAGTCAAGAAGAGTTTGATAGAGAAATAGAAAGAAAAAAGAAAGCTACTAATGATTTACTTCTTTCTTATAATTCTACTCCGGAAAAAGCAAGATTAACTGTAGCTGAAAGATACCAAACATTAGCTAGAACACAGAATTATAAAGATGATTATATAGCAGTAAACGAACATCAGAGTGGAACTTTGATACCTGTACTTAATAATTTAGTATTAGTAAATGAGATTAGAGCTTTTAGAATACAACAAATAGATTATAAAGATAGATTTACTGTATTTAGTACTATATATAGTACTTTATCTCCAGATGATATTATTAATCAAGAAGTGTCTAGATTTTTAGAGCAATATCAAAAGTTTGGAACATTTAAATCTAAACTTAAGTATCTTTGTGAATGTAGTTTTAATGATACTATGACTAATATAATATTAGATCAGATTGGAGAACATGATAATATTAAATCTTACTACTTAGCACTTGGTCCTCAAAAACTTAGAGCATTGAAATATGATAGATATTATATAGAAAAGGAGTTAGGAGTAGTAACATTTAGTCAAGAACTTCTAGAGTCTAATATATATTCAGAATTTAAAGTAGGAGATAAAATAACATTATCTGATATAAAATCTAGACTTGAAGTGTTATATAAGTCCATTAATTACGATGCTACACCTAAGGCAAAAGACTTAGAAAATTACTTTAATGTAAAGGAGTCTTCAGCCAGAGTAGAGATAGATGGGGTTAAGAAGGTGGTAAAGATATATAATATAATAAGTAGAAAGGAGGTGTGTTAATTATGTTTGATAAAATTAAATCAGCTATTTTTAAAGCTACTCGGAATACTTTATCAAGAAAAGATCCAGAGATAGTAAAGTGGAATAATGAGATGGCAAAATATGAAAAGAAATTCTTTAATGAGTATTTATCAGATTTTAATGAAAGTAATTATGAATTCTTAAAATTAATTTCTACAGATAATCATGATACTCAGAAATATTCTACTTCATATGAAAAATATCAAATTATTGAAGATTTTAAGAATCTCATTAAGGGAGATAAAAATGATGCTATAATCATGACGGAATTAGTTTCAGATCCTAGTAAAAGAGGTGAACAGCTTATGAAAGATCTAGATAACTATAGGAAAAGATATGATGAGTTATTTAATGATTTAGAGCTCTGTGCAATGATTTATAAGGATCCTCTTTTAGGAGATAAAATAAGTAATTGTGTAGTGTTGGATATCTTTTTACATGGGCCTGAAACAGAAGAACTTGAAAATATAAAAATTAAACATAGAATTTTATTATGATCATAAGACGTAAATTATTTTCTAAAGAAGAAAAACAAGAAAGAAGCAAATCTGATATAACTTCTGATGTAACCGTTGGAGCAGGAATGGGTGCTTTGATAGCAGGTTCTGGGAGATTATCCTATGAAAAAGCATTTAATCCTCAAAAAGAGGTAACAGAAGATTCTATAAAGAAATTATATCGAAAGAAAAGTAACCGAGATACTGATAAATTAAAAATGAAGCATAGATATAGTAATGCTAAACAGGCAGTAAAAGATATAGTTACTGGAAAGAAATCAGATCTTATTGAGAAAACTAAGAGAAATGAACATCAATCTAAGGAAATAGGTTTAAAATTTCTAGATAATAAAAAGAAATTTTTAGATAAACCCTTAGAGGAATTAAACGAGACAGTTAAATCTGGAAAGAAATTATATAAACCAGTGAAAAAAGTTGGAAAGTATGCAGCAATTGGAGCTGGAATAGGAGCTGTTTACGGTTTAGGAAATAATCTCAAGAAACAAAGAGATAAAATAGAAGATGCTGCAGGAGATAGAGTTGCAGAAGTAATTAGAGGAATAGGTAAGAAAGGAAAATAACAAAACAACCTAGTAATTCATGGAAGAAAGGATTACTAGGTTTTAATTTTTTATAAATAATGATTATATTAAGATATAAGTATTTTAATGAGGGATTGGTTATTAGATGGCCTGTTCCTAATCCAAGTCTTTTATTATATCCTAAAATAGAAAAGACTAATAGATTTAAGAAAGAATATGAACTTATCGGAAAAGATGCTAGAAAACTTGTAGATCGTTTAGAAGAAAGTTTAATGAATGGATATATTTATGAAGATGATCCAGATAATTCTACTAAAGAAGAAACTCATTGTCTAGAAGATTTTAATGAATATGCAGGAAATTATCCACATTTAGTATATAGTAAAAGAATAACAGGACAATTAAGATTTAATTATTCTATATACAAACCAAAACAAATAACGAAAGATGGAAGAACTTATTATGAATCTAGAGTTGTTCTTGAAAATTGTTGGGATCATAAATTCAGAGATATAGAGTATTGGGGAACTGATTATCCACAAAAAGACAGGTATAATCTAAAAAATAATTCAGTTAGTATTAAACCATTTAAGTCAGTAAAATCTCAATGGTGGAATGATTATAGAGCTGAATCAGAAAAACTTTACAAAGAGGAACTACTTTAGATATTGAATTTAAAAGAAGTGGAGAAAACGAAGAATTACATACTAGTTTATTTCCAGGAACAAGAGAAGGAAGAGCTATAAATTTAAGTAGAGTAGGTGGAAAATCCTCAGAACTTAAAACATTCAAAATAACAAGAATTACGCCAAATAAAGATAGTAAATATAATTATACAATTCGAAACTCTAATTAATGAAATAAAATAATAATAAAATGAAAATAGTTTATCAAGAGAGTACAGAAGATTATTTAGTTGAAGTAATAATTAAAGAAAAGAAAATATATGTATTATTTTTAGATCGAATGAGTGAAAGTGTAAGAAAAGTATTATCTTCTAAAAACTTTCATATATCAAATCTTTATGATTCCATTTACTTATTTACTTTATCAGACCTAGATCTCTATAGAAAAGTATTAATTGGTGTTGAAAATATTTTTTATTGGATTTCAAGAACAGGTAGAATTGATAGTTTAAAAAATTTTATGAATTTTATTGGAGACTTTCCTGTTTATGGCTATCCAAAACAAAAACTTAAAAACTATTTTTTCAGAAATCAGAAATATTTTCAAATTAATTGGTTAAAAGCTCTAAATGATAGTAATAGACTTCACAATCCAGATTCAATAGATTGTACTTTCAGGTCATTACATTTAGATTATTTTTGTTATTTCATTGATAAAGATGGATATGAACAAGTAACAGAGATTATCGAAAATATAGATCAATTGTTATGTTATTCTGAAGAGTCTTGGAATTTAGGTGATAGTGATGAGGTAGAGAAATTATGTGAATATTTTCTTTCTAATCAATAAAAAGGTACTTCCATCCCCTTGAGGTTCTTATAATTGAAAGTAAAAATACTCCTCTCAGAAACACTAAGAATCTTATAGATGTGAGAGGAATAAAATAATCTCAAAAAAAGATCCGCGTATTATTGTGTTGCGCGGAATTATATACAAATTTTATATTATATTTTAACTAACATTTATTTTTAATTTATTATTTTATTTAAATTATGGGAAATCGAGTAGATGATTTTTTGAGTAAATTGGCAGCGCAAGCACCAAAAGCAAAAGAAAACAATTTTGAGCAGAAAAACAGATCATTAGAAAAAATTTATCTTAACTTTCCAGGAAATTTTGGTAGATATCAAGTATTTCCGTTGGATAGTGTAGTAACTGACTTTCCGTTTGTTACTTTATTCGGAACTCGTGAAATTAATATCCCTCGTAAAAACATGGCGGCGGATGGAACTGAAAACACTTATAATGCGTGGATTAAGCTCCTACCGAAAAGTGCTTATGTAATGAAAGATATGACAGGTAGATTAGTTTCTTCATTGACCGCCGCAGATGATGAATTATTATCACAAGCGCATATGATCTTTGATGAACTTTATCGAGAACTGGATGCAAAGAATAACCGCGACGAATTAACAACAAACTTAGTCCGGTTGAAGAATTATACTATCTTCCATGCATTCTGTCTTAATAAATGGGATCCGAATGAAAATCGTAACCCTAGTCGTCAGAATTTTACGGCATTGTTCGTTGCGACAGCTAAAATGTTTACATCAGTAGTTGAAGATAATATTCAAGAAAAATCTTTGATGAAAGGTGGAGATAATAGCTGGATTTCAGAAGTTTATAATCGTGATGCTACAGGACGTTCTGGATTCTTGATGTTTAGTATCGGAAAGAAGAAAGACGGAGCAGCCGGATTTGCTATTACTGCCACACATGAAGTTGGTAATGAGAACTTTAAGTCAATTCAGATTTCAGAAGAAGATATGGAATTGGCTGCAGATCCATTGCAATCATTTATGTCTTGGCAGGCTAATAGAGATAACGATACTCCTGTTGGTCAGAAACGTTTATTCAATGCGACCTTGATTAAAGAGTCTATTGAATATATGTCAGAAATTTTAGCAAGCATCAGACTCGCTAAATCTCAGGGAAGTGTAGATTTTAAAGAAGCTGTTACAAGAGTTAATAATGAAGTTCTTGCAAAACAGGTTCCGACAGATAAAAGTGGTTTTCGTCAGACAAATGATCCGATGTTAGCTTCTCTGTCTGGAGGTGGAAATTCTGCACCTCAAGTTGATCTGAGTAAAAACGATCAGGTTTTTCAGACTCCTCCCGTGTATCATAGTGATCCCGTAACAGCCAGCCCTGTAAATCCAGGTAATGGTGGAGGATCTCCATTTGGTGGTGGGCAACAGCCACAGTGGGGAGGATTTGGACAAGGTAATCAACAAGCACCTTTCCAGAAACCAAACTTCGGAGGTAATAACGACAGTGACTTGCCTTTTTAATGATCTGAAAAGGAATAGTATAAAATAATAAAACTAAAAGGTAGAAGAGATTTTAACAGATTTCCTCTACCTTTATTTGTTTAAAGTTGGAAATAATAATGAATAATAAACAATATTTCTACTGTTTCCTGGATTTTTCACTAATTTTGACAAGGTCCCTCTTCGTGATAAGTAAAGGAAAAGACATCGGAGAATATACGGCCGGGGAATTAATCAGAACCTGTATATGGACGATCAATAAAGTTCTTAGGGATTATGGTATTAGTGCTAGGAAAGTAATTCTAGTTTATGATAAGTGGGATGAATCTATAGGAGGTTATTATACATCTTATCTTTTAGGAGGACAATATAAAGATACAAGGCATTATATGGATGAGACGATTTTTGAGGGTATGAAAAATGATCCGGCCGTTTCCCCCGATGATTTAAAGAAAGCTGCATGGGAATTATATCAAAATCAAGTAAAACAGACAGCTAAATATACAATGATTTCTGAGTTACCTAGATTTGGGATCGGAATGCTTGGGAGAAGTGGCTGGGAAGCTGACAATTGGGCTTATCTATTAAGTTGTGAGCTCTATGGAAAAACAGATCTCCCTAGTCTTTTTGTTACTAAAGATTCGGATTGGATGTATTGTTTATCACCAGCTACTCAATTATTTCGTCTCCCAGGAAAAAATGAAGAACCTAGAATAATAACTTATGATGAGATGTATTATTCAATTCCAGAATCAATCAGAAATGCTGGAATCGGATTATATCAATATCTCAGCCTTAAAGATAGTCTAGGGTATGGACATAATGATCTAAGAAAAACTGTAAAACCTAGAATGAAGTCTGAAAAAGTAATCTTAGAGGTTTTATCAGGAAATTACGAGAACTTAACAGATCTAGAACTTTTTGAAAAACAATATAAAACTTTCGATATATTCAGTTACCCAGGGATTGATGAAGCTAGGGATATGATTAATAATTATCTTCCAGTATGTGGTTCCCTAGGAGATGTTTCTGAATTTAGAATGTTTTGTAGAACTCATAATATCCCAGGAATTTCAGATAGTTATTATTCAGAGTTCATTGGGAGATTAGATCAAAAATTATATTGTGAATAAAATGAAAGACATTGTAACCCTACGTGGAATAAAATATAGCTATGATGAAAGAACTGGCCGAATATTTAAGGAAGGCCAAGTTTTAACATCATCACAAGCAGAACCGGTTTATAGTTACCTTGGAGATAGTTCAGGGGAGCCGGTTTTTGGAGGGATATTACTTAAAGATACAGGTTCAATCTTAACTCTTAATGGTAAAATTTCTCCAGTAACAGATCCTAATACAATAAGTTAAAAAAGAATTATGGCAGGATTATTAGGAGGAATTCTTGGAAAATTGACTGGAAAACAACTCTCAATCCAAGAAATTATGAACATCGACCAAGGAAGAAAAGATAAAGCTTCTGAATGTGTAGTGAGATTGACAAAAGTATATCATGTTCTCAAAGAAGAGTCGATCATGGATAAACTAAGATCTGTATTTTTTGGGAAGACTGTACTTAAGATTTATTACTTAGTTTTTAAATTTGAAGTAACGTCTAAAACAGGTAGTACTTATAACGTCATAATTCAAACTTCCCCTGACTATGATATACGTGGATGGAAGAATTCGAAATGTAAAGTTTATTGTGAGTGTAAAGATTTTCAATTTAGATCGGCGTATCTTTTGGGCAAGAATAATACGCTGTTTTTGTCGGATCGTATAAAAATAAAACTCGGTCCAGCATTAACTCAAGCGCCCAAAGATAAAACGCCGACAACTCTACTTTGTAAACACTCTATGGCAGCTTTACAGTATCTAGTGAATAATTACCAAAATATAATGAAAACTATATAAAATTAATGATAGAATTAAAACCTCATTATAGTTTGTTGTTTATAGATAATAGAGATACAGAAGTAATATTAGCAAAATATACTGGTTCATTTAAGTTACCATCTAATATTACATTTACTAGATTAAAAAATCACTTAGTTATTTCGATTGATATCAAGTGTCATAGTTCAGAATCTGATGAACTCAAAGCAACATTACTTGAAAATAGATTTAATATTCAAAGTTTTATTGGTTATAAGATTAATAATGACTATTGGGATATTATTTACCAATATGGTTGTTATAAGAGTTATCAGTTTTATGTAAATAGTGAATTTGTTGTAGAATATATAATGACTAATTATTTTTGAAGAGATGAGTAAAATATTAGCAATTTCGGATATTCATATTTTTGATTATCCACAAAGAAATTCCTACGATAAACAACGTTTAACTCAAGCAAGAACAGTAGCACAAAATATTATAAAAGCTGCTACAATTGAAGGAGCTGAAAGAGTTGTGATCGCAGGAGATGTTATCGAAAAATCAGTTCTCCGACCCTATGTTCAAGCAGAAGTTAAATTATTCCTTGATACTTTAATGAGTTTCTTTAAAGAGGGATATATAATTTGGGGGAATCATGATCAAGATAATAAGTCAGTAGATTCTGAACTTATTGATTCATGTCTTGCTGTAATGTTACCTCCTAATCTATATTATGCTGATCAGAAAGAATTAATAATTGATAATTCTAGAATAGCATTTAGTAACTGGAGACCTGAATTTGATCTTTCATGGATCTCTGGACAAGTAGATGTTTTGTTTACACATGCTACTATTAATTATGGTGGATCAGATAAAATACAATCTCAAGTCCTGGATGAGTCTAAATTTGGATTAGCTATTTGTGGTGATATTCATAGACCAGCTCAGATTGGAAAATATGTTAGTATAGGTATTCCACAGAAATGTAAAATGTCTGACTATGATAAATCAACCGGAGTTGTATATGATTGTGTATCTAAACAATTTAAATGGGTAGATCTAAATCCAGACGATAACCTTATGAAGTTTGTTTATACACCTATCAGAGAAGATGAAGGTTGGAATCAAGGAACTGGAACTTGGAGTGTGTATAAACCAGAAAACTTAAGTATTGCTGGAGGAGTAAGAGATATTAAAATTCCAGCATGGGAAGAAATTGGAAACTTGATTGATAATATTATAATAGAAAACAATCTTCAAGGAATTCATTCTGAAGTTCTTCGAAATCTTAAAGATGTAGATTCTGAAGAAGTTGATTTTGGATTTACTCTTCTTAGATTATATTGTAAAAATTGGAGAAGTATAGACGAAGCTGATATTTACTTTGAGGATGGTGATAAGATCTTGATAACTGGAAAAAATGGTTCTGGAAAAAGTTCTTTGCTTAGTGCTCTTAAATATGCTTTCTTAGAGTGTAGAAATATTAAGGATTATTTACAGTTCGGAGAAAAAGAGTGTATCTTAGCAGTAGAATTTATGTATCAAGGAAAGAAGTGTAAGATTCAGAGAGGTAATAAAAAATATGGATGCTGGATTGATGATGAACCTCTTAAGTATAATAATAAGAAAGAATTCGAAGAAGATATGTATCGTAGATTTCCATTTATTGGATATATGGATATTTTCTTATTTGATTCAGACCATCATAAATTAATTGGAAATATTACCCCTGAAAGAAAGTCAGAGATAATTAGTAAGTTCTATAAAATGGATAGAATTGATGCTTATAATAAAGAAGCTGGAATTCTTTTAGATCAAGTTACTAAATCCTCAAGTGTATGGAATGAAGCAATTAAAAAGTCAGAAGAAATCTTAAGATATATAGATACTAATCTTTCTAATATTCAACTTCCAGGACAAACAAAAACAGAACTCACTCAACTAAGATCGGAAGGCTTAGAATTACAAAGAAAAAATAAAGAATGGATGAGTTACTTAGCTGATTCTGGAAAACTTCAAGCACAAGTTTCTCTTTATGTTGAAACTTTGGAGAGATTAATTAAAGAACAATCTACTTACAGACATCTTCAAGAGATAGATTCAGAGATTGCATATCTTCAGGCCGAGGTAGATAATAAAAATCAAGAAATATCACAACTTCGAACAATAGAATCTGAATATTCTTTAAAGTTGGATAGATATAATCAGGTATGTGCAGAAGGAAAGAAAACAACCGCCGAATTAGAACGCCTCGAAAAAAGTAAAGTGTGTCCTAGTTGTGGTCAGGCTTTGAAAAATACAGAATCTCTAGACCGTCATAAACAAGAAATCCTAGGAAAACTTGAAGAACTTAGATCCGAGGCTATAAAAATCGGAGATGAACTTAGAGGAATGTCTGGAAAAAAACAACAGGCTGATTCATTAATTTCAATTGCCTCTGAAAAAGTTAAGACCTTGGGGAATCAAATATTTATGTTGATGTCTGAGAAACAAAAAATTACTAAGACAGCTAAAGATATAGAAAATACAGAAGTTCTCTTAGAAAATTATAAGACTCAATTAAATAACTTAGGAACACCAGAAAAAGTAGAACTTCCTGATAACTTTATGGAAATTATGAGTTCGATCGATTCTGGAATAAAAGCTTGGACGGATCATGAAAGATTAATCCAAGATAGAGCTGTAGAAGAAGCAAATATCTTAAAGGCACAATCTGAATTAATCCTAACTCAGAATGCTTTAGTAGATCTTAAAGAGTATATTAAGCTTACAGGACCTACAGGAAAGATTTATGAAGAAATTATGACAAGATTAGCTGAACAATTTACAGATAATCAAGTTAAATATTCAGTAGATACATATAACTTCAGAAAGAAGGATCATCTTGACCTTACTAGTAGGTTTAATAATAATGGAAATTATGTCTCTTATGATGCATGTAGTTCAGGTCAACAAACAGTTTTAGATATCAACTTTCTTAGTAAGATAGTAACTAGAATGGGACTGCTTATTATGGATGAATTTTTGAAGCACTTAGATCCAGAAAATCATGATAACTGTATAGATATGATTAGTAGTATGAACATTGGATGTATTATGATCTCTAGTCATATGGAATCTATTACTTCATTTAATAATAAAACTTGTAGACTTGAATTAAATGACTCAGGAGTTACAAATATTACAATAAAATAATTAATACGATGAGTGAAGAAAAATTAAAAGAATATTTCTTAGAAGAAGAGAGATTTAACGAATTTAGTGATTTCTTTGGATATAGAGTTTTAGGAACATTTCAGTTTTCTCCAAAATATGGTACTTTTATTTCTAGTGGAATAAGAATTTTTAAAACTGAACCCATTGCTTGGGTAGAAGAATTTAAAATAGGTATCGTTCAGAATGTAGGAGATTATTTGGTTATGGTTTCTCCTGAATGTCCTGAGGTATACTTTACAATGCCAGAGGAAATCATAGATAAGATTAAAGATATTTATAATGCTGGAAACTATATTAACATAGACAACGAAACATTACAAAAACTTATGGAAGAACTGAATGATGCAAATAGAAAGTGGACAACTAATCCAATTATGACAGATTCTGGAAGAATATGGTATGATAGTTCTTCAGCTAACCCATTCGTTCCATATTCTCAGGTATCAACAACTACATGTTCTTCAGATTATGTTGTATCTTCTGCATCAGGAATATCAACTAATATAAATTCCAATAATACTAATACTAATACTTATGTTACAGGATATAACATATAATATGTTAGAGTTTGCAGATGTAAAAAATCCTACAGACTTTTTTAAAACAGGGGATCCAAAAGAAATGATACCTTTACGAACTCTTTATAATAATACAAGACTTCTTTGGGGACTTGGAGCAGATCAGATTCTTTTAAGTGTAGCACAAGGTCAAGCAATTTATAAACTCGCCTTGTTAGTAAAAAATAAAAGAAGTATTTTTGGATGTTTAGTATATATTCCAGGTCAGAAAAGACTCGATTTATATACGTCTGAATCTCCAGAGATACCACTAATTCAATGGAAAAGACAAAAAGTAGTGAATAAAACTTACCCACTGCTCCTTGATCTTGCTGGAATTGAAAAAATGTTCTCTAGATTAATTACTATTTTATGATATTTAAAGTAGTTCGATCTAAGTATTCACTAAAAGTATCTAAACTAATAAAAGTCTATAAAGGAGCTTTTAGACTAGAGAATTCATTAGATGTAAATCTATTCGATTATAATAAATCTTGGGATAATCTAGTAGGAGATGATAAAGTAATTACAACCGCTGAATTAATTCTTGCTAAATTTCCATTAAGTATTTGTAAAAAGCTTACTAAAAATCTTATCTTACTTAATAGAAATAATTTTGATGAATATTCAAGTTATGATGATTTTGTTGATAAAAAACAATCTAAATATGAAGTGCATAATGCTTATGAATCTAATCCAAAAGCTTTACAATTAATAGATATTTCTTTAGAAGATTTATTATATAATGTAAAAGATCTAACCAGAAATAATTATATTGTTCAAAAATCATTATTAGAATTGAATAAGTAAAAATAAGAGAAAGACTAGGAAATTAATCCTGGCCTTTCTTTTTTTTCTTGTGAATAAAAAAAAATAAGTTCCGATCTTCACAGACCAGAACCTATATAATTCATGAGTTTAAAAATTTGTTGTGTTTCTATTTTACATTCACATATAAGGTTTTCAAGCGTTTTCTTTGTTTCACTTTTTCAGTAGTTTTTAGAATCCAACATAATACCTCTTTCTCTAGGGATTCTTGATTTGTAATCTGTTTGTGTTGAGTATATACAGATTTATCTTCTAAAGTAATAAATGCTAACTCTACTCCATAGAATTTTTCATATAAGATAATCTGTTCAATAGCTGCTCCAAGAAAATGAATTGTATATATCTCACTCGTTGAACCTTCTGTTATTCTAACTCCTGAACCTGAATTTTCGGTTAAGTAATCTAAAAACTCTTTAATGGATTCTTTTGTTATTTTTCCCATTTCTCATCTGGTTTTAAAACTTTTATTACTTTTCCATAAATGTTCTTAGTCCAACCATTTATATGTCCGTGATTATTCCCTATCTGAGCACCTTTAATTGGATCTATTGCTTTAATTAAGTGTGTAAAGAATCTTCCATGAACTTTACAGTAAACTATATCTCCAACTTTTACTGAATCTAGTCCAGGAACAGGTTCTAAGACATGTTTTTGACCAGACATGATGAGAGGAGTCATTGAATTTCCTTTCTCAGAAGTTACAAACGTTTCTCCTGCTGCTAGACGTTCTTGTTTAGTTCTCGGCTTTTTTATTTCTTCTTTTCCAAGCGTTATGTTTTCTAGTGGCGTCTTTTTTGTTTTTTTGCTTTGACTTCATAACCATCATTAAATTTAAAATTATTAAGTAAACCTTTTGTTGGATCATAAGATTTTTGTTTCTTAAGTTCCTCCAATATTTTATTATCTACATGTTTAGTATAATTATCTACTGGATCTTCTTTTTTAGAGATCATTACTTCTTTTCCTTCATATGTAATTTTATAATCTTCATACCCTACAGGAGGTTCTTTGAAGTATTCCCACTTAGGAGGTCCGAAGTCTATTGATTTTCCGGCAAGGATTAAAGTTTTAGATTCTTTATCAACTCTCCAAAAACCTCCTCCCCAACATCCAATAGAATAATTTTTTCCAAGTAATTCAAAGTGAAACTCTACATTACCTAAAATTAATTCTCCTTCTTTACTAATTATAAATTTTTGCATAATCATTTATTTTATTATCATATATAAGAATCTTAAGAACCATTAAATTCCTTATAGGTGTAAACAATAAAAAAAACTTAAAAGTTATGAAAGAAATAACGGTAAGTAAAGTACTAGAAAAACAAGATGAAGATAGTGTGAGGATGATTAAAAGTTTATTAAGACTTAAAGAAAAAATTATGACAATCGGAAAAAAGAAAGAATTAACAGCAGATCAGGCTAATATTATTAGCAGGTTTAATCTTCAAGGGTATTCGAGCTTAGAAGAAATTGCTAAGAAAAAGATTAAAGAAATTGAAGAACAAATAACAAGTAAGCTTCAATTTAGTCATAAAGAAAGATTATTAGCATTGATCGTTCCGGATGATCAAAGAGATCTTTATGACTTAATAAAAACTCACTATACAGAAAAAGGATTTAAAACTTTTTATCTTGACAAAGAAAGAGTTCCAGAATTTAAGAATAGTACATATTTATTTATTTCTTGGGACATTGAGATAAAAAAGTAATGTAAGATAAACCTTAGGGAAGAGAAATTCCTTAAGGTTATTTACTTTTTGCTCTCCCCATGCCTTAATTGCTTTATATATGAAACCAAAATTAATATAAAATTATGTTAGAAAATAAACCAACTATTTTGTATTCACTTGAAGAGATAACAATCATTCCAGAAGTAGTAACAAGAATAAATAGTAGATCTCAATGTATTCCATGGGTTCCTAGAATAGATGGTAAGAAAGATAGTGAATTCCTTCCAGTTATTGCAGCACCTATGGCATCAGTGGTTAGTCCAGAAAATTATAAAACTTTTCATGATAATCTAATTTCATGTATTATCCCCAGAAATGTACCTCTCTCTGAAAGACTCAAACTATGTTCTGAAGTATTTTGTGCTTTTTCTATGAAAGAGATTGAGGAAAATTTTATAGAACAGCATCAACAAAGTACAGGATCTGGATTATATGTCTTAATTGATATAGCTAATGGACATATGGAAAGTCAGATAGAACTTGGTCGAACTCTTAGAGAATTATATGGAACATTAATAAAAATCATGGGTGGAAATATAGCTAACCCTAAGACCTATAAATTATATGATAAAGCTGGATTTGATTATCTTAGAGTAGGTATAGGTGGTGGAGCCGGATGTATTACTTCTACTCAGACTGGTATTCATTATCCTATGGGTTCTCTGATTAATGATACTTTTCAGGTTAAGATAGAATGTTCAGGGCGTACAAAAATTATCGCCGATGGAGGAATTAGCACTTTTTCGGCCGTAATTAAATGCTTAGCACTTGGAGCAGATTATGTTATGATGGGAAGTACATTTGGAAAAGCATTAGAAGCGGCCGGTCCAGTGCTAAGAGAATATTACGGCGAATATTATGAATCCCTTCCAGAAAGTATAGATATAACCAGAGGAGAGAAATTTTATCGAGAGTATTATGGAATGTCAACTAAACGAGCACAAGCAGAAATCTTAGGAAAATCAATAGAAACCGTAGACAGAGAAAAATTAAAAACTTCAGAAGGAAAAAGCGTGGTCTTAGAAATTGAATATACATTAGCAGGGTGGGCAAAAAACATGGATTCCTACCTTAGATCAGCAATGTCATATACAGATTCCTATAACCTAGAAGACTTTAAATATTCTAGATGTCAGGTTGTATCCGAGATATCTAGTGTTGGTATTAATAAAAAATAATTAAACTCTATGGCTAAAAAGAAAGCTGTTACTAAATCAAGTGTAGATGAAGAACTTGATCTAATTCGAAAAGAAAGAGATAGTATCTTGAATTTTAAAATTAATATAAAGTGTAAAACGAAGAAGCAGAAAGAGCTTCTACAATCAATTCTAACAAAAGAGATTACTATTACTGACTCTTTTGCTGGTGTAGGTAAATCTATAATTACTCTTTATGCTGCACTTCAATTATTAAAAGATCCAGATAATGGTTATGATAAAATTGTTTGTATTTATCCTCCTGAATTAGATAAACCAGAATCATTAGGGTACATTCCTGGAGATATTTCAGAAAAAATTTCAGTGTATACTGAGGCTGATATGGCAACTATGGAGAAGATTTTTACATTATCTGGAAGAACTGATGGAAAAGAAATTATTCAAAAACTTATTTCTTCTGGAAAACTAGAATTCAGACCTTCATCGTATTTAAGAGGCTTTACATTCGATCACAGTGTTCTTATCCTAAATGAAAGCCAGAACTTCTCAAAAGATTCTTTTCTCAAGATATTAACGAGAATTGGAGAAAATTCTAAAATCGTAAGTCTCGGTGATTGTACACAAACCGATGCATATTCTATAAAAAGTGGAAAAAATATTACAGGACTTAAGTATGCAGTAGAAAAATTGAAAGATCTACCTGAAGTAGGTGTTATTAA